TGTAATCAGAGCTCCTTATCGCATAAATTTTAAATATAAATCAGAGAAGTTTCTCTTTGGCTTTATTATACAGCCTAAAGCTAACTTTAGGTCAAGAGTTTTTTTAACATCTTTTGCAAATTAGTGTCTGCCATTGATGCTTACAAAACCTGTACGAAAAATGTAACCCACCGAAAGACTGATACAACGGAAAAAGGCACTTACAAGATTATGCAAGCACCTCTTTATGGCTGAGCCGGCGGGATTCGAACCCACGGGTGACGGAGTCAAAGTCCGTTGCCTTACCGCTTGGCGACGGCTCAGTATATATTAAATTCTTCCGTTGTTAAAAAAACAAGCCGCTAAAGGAAAAACTTCAGCGGCCGTTGGTGACCCATCGGAGATTCGAACTCCGGACACCTTGATTAAAAGTCAAGTGCTCTGCCAACTGAGCTAATGAGTCAAATGGGGTGGAATGCCGGATTCGAACCGGCGGTCTCCAGTGCCACAAACTGGCGCGTTAACCAACTACGCTAATCCCACCATAAGTGGCGCGCCAAAAGGGACTCGAACCCCTGACCTACTGCTTAGAAGGCAGTTAGTCGGAGTGCCTACTTTTGGCTTAAACACTACATTTTTTGAATTCAAAATTTGAATTTGACAACAGTTTGACAACAGTTGTGACTTTAAAAATGTTGTCTGTTCTCAACTCAACAGTGACTATTATAACGGATGGAGTGAATAAAGTCAAGAGTTTTTGAAAAAATTATGGTAAAATTTTTTGTAATTTCAAATTTTTCTTTCAAGTAAAATAAATTCTCGACCTTCGTTCGTTTCAATCCATTTCTCAAGGGAACTTTCTCTAACAACATACCTATTCCCCACCTTAATCGAAGGAAAGCCTTTTTGTCTAACCATTTTATACGCAGTGTTTTTACTGACACCAAAAATTTCCATAATATCCTTTGGAGTAAGCATTGGTTTCATATGAACACCTACCTAACTAATATTAAATTGTTATTATTTCTATTTACTTTTCAATCAATTTCAATACGCTTTTTAGCGTTGCTTTCTTACCGTTCAACTTAAATTCATACCCATTTTTATTCATGATTTTAAGCTGGCTTTCCGTTGGCAAACAACTTGCATCACTACACATAAATTTGCCTTGTCCGTCTTTATAAACCTCAAACAACATTCAATCCGTTCCTTTCTCTATCCTCTTTAATAGCATCCATTTTATCCTCTCGGTCAATGTAATCCACAATTAGTTGTACGGCTTTATCGTATCCCTTTTGGCTGCCTTTGATAATTTCATATGGGATATTCTTGTCAATTAGCATTGATTCAATTCGTGTACCTATATTATTTGCTTCAATTTCGGTTTGTAATCTGCCATTTGGATTATATTTTTTAGTAGGCTTAACAAAGAAATTTAAGTTATCAAAGAGAGAACTAAATGCTTCGGCGGTATCGTTTACACACTTTTCAATAGATTTTGAGGGGTAAAAACCACACTTTTCAAATCTGTTATAAATTTCGGTCAATAGGATTGGCGAGTCAGTTACAATTACTCTAACCTGATTTCTCAGCCTCCAAAATCTTTGTGAGTGCAAACCAAGTATATATAATTGGTTAGTTAAAGCAGTATCATTATGCTCCCATACTATATCTTTAGCCGTTTCAGTTGCAAGTTCCGTGTCAATACCCCTCATTTTCAACTGACTAAATATATAAGCAGCCCCTGTGGATTTACCACAGGAAGGCTGACCATAAAGATTAACTACAATTGTTTGTTTACTCATTCAATTCTCCCGACTTTTCCCATTCGATAACTTTCCACAAGTTAGCAATTTCTGCAATGCTTACTTCTTTATTGTCAATTTCTACAATTGTATTTCTTTGACCACAATCTGTCTCCCAAACCCAATACGATATCCAAGTCTCACCGTATTCATCAGACTTAAGGTTTAAACCTTTTTCGAGACAGTCAATAAGTTCATCTTCCATAGTTACACCATGATATGCAAATGGCGACACATACTCTAAAACCAAATCACTATACTCATCACCAAGATTCAAAATCTTATCTTCAAGTTCATGGATTCTTTGAATTTTGGCAAGATATCTTTCAAAATCATTATATGTAATCACAGTTATCCCTCCTTACTGCTTGCCTGTTGAGCCAAAGCCGCCACGACTTTTTGTGTCAAGACATTCTACTTCTGTAAACTCAAAATCAGGCTGTTTCTGCGTGATGCGAAACTGACAAATTCTATCGTTCTTATGTATGGTTGTATCTCTCATTGCAATTACGGGCATACCCCATTGGTCGTTATCGCCCGAATAGGAGTTATCAATTACTCCCATGTGATTTGTCTGAATAATGCCATAATTCTTGTAAGTGCTACTTCTTGGCACAATGTGAGCTTCATAGCCGAACGGCAATTTCATTCCTACTCCGAGTGGAATAATAGTAAACTCACCCTTTTTGAGTGTAACATCAATAGCTGACCTTAAATCAACCCAATCTCCGTTTGGAATTTGCTTAATGATTCCGATGTCTGTAAAGTATTTAATTTTGATTTCCATATTGATTCTCCTTAATTATTTTTTATCGCTAAACGCTTTGACAATTGCAGATATTATACTGAGTAGTGAACTAAAAATTGTGAAACCCCATACTGCAATAAAACATCCGTTAGGCACTACAACTCCATTTGCGTTGAGTAAATAAAGCGATATAAGAAAAAATATCATTCCCATATATTTGTCATCCTTTCTGTGTTAATCAATTACATCTACATAGTTATATAAAATATGCTTTTGCTTTTCTGCATCCGAACCAAATGCAACATCAAGGTGATAATGTCCCATATACCAATGTTTATAATCCAACTTGTCATCAATGTGCTGTAGGTATTCGGTTAAAGTGTCCGGACTGTACCCCATATTGATACAACTGGCGATAAATTCGGTTGGAGCACAGTGCGTAATTACACAATCTACCTTCCAGTTATACTTATCAAGATTTGCCAACCCTTCCTGCATTTCAGCTTTATTAGGTAGTTCTTCTTCCCACCAGTCAACATTCTTTGTGCGATACTGTATATCGTGACTCGATGCACCGCCCATTGTAAAAAATGTTTTGCCATCAATTTCAAACACTTGTCCACGCATTAGATGATAAATATTATCTTCAATCTGATGTACCTTTCCACCCCACTTTTTAGTTATAGGGTAACGATTCAGTAAGGGGAATTTTTCGTGGTTTCCATCTACAAACAAGGTTGTCCACGGTTTGTTATTAAGCCAATCTCGCCAATACATTTCAGAATTTCCATTATTCCACACTAAACCAAAGTCACCACAAATAATAAGGTAATCATCTCGTGTTAGATTGTTGCCTATTGGGAATCGTTTAGAACTCAGTTTGTGTATGTCATATTCACCATGTAAATCTCCAGTAATATAAAACATATCTTTCACCTCTTTCCTTTTAAATCCTAAATTTTATTTTATTCTTTCCAAAGTTTTGGTTTGCCATTTTCATCAACGAGCAAAGTCATTGTTCTGTCACAAAGAGCAGCATACATAACTTTTGTTTCAGTGTCATAAACAATTCTTGCGTTGACTTCTTGATTGTATCCAACATATTCAAACATATCACTGGTTTTACTTGGCGCTTCGTCAAATACGCAACCACTAATCAATACCGAAATTATAATAATAACTACAACACAAGCAAGTATTCTTTTCTTCATTCTTCCACCTTCATATATCTTTTTTCAAAAATCTCCTGTCTACAAGGAAAAATCTCACCTCTGACATCCTGAACTATGTAGCTATTTAAGTCACACTTCATTTCACCTTTAAGTGTATGAATATATAAACTTCCATCATCTTTAAAATAAAGCAAACCGTCTTTATACGCTTTAATTGCCCATATAGGAATAGTGAAGTCTCCTTTATACTGAAAGGCTTCAATCGGCATTGCTTTCTTAATGTATTTCATATATACCTCCTTAAAAATGACTTCCTATCTGTATACCCCACATAATACCAAAATCTACAAGTACAATAAGGTATGTGTACCAATAAATATTTTGTAATGCTTTTTTGTTTGGATATGTAGTCTTATGTTCGTAAACAGTAGCACCTATGTTAAGTGCTACACATACCAGTAGCACTATAATTGTTATCATATTAACAATAATTCGCATATCATTCTCCTTTTAGTTAATCCACTTAACAATTGTGTTCCCTTTATACCCTTTCTGCCATACATACCAAGCATAAGCTACAGCACTTGATGTTGTGCTTTCAAAATCTCCATTTTTAGCACATAAAAGTCTTGAACTTGATACATAGATTGTCTGTGGCGGGGTGTTATCAAACAACTTTCTTCGTTTCTTACCCTTAAGAAATTGCAGTTTAAGAAACATTGCCACTTTGTTGCCTTCTGTAACTGTATCTAATGCTTTTTCTACAAATTCATAAGCATATTTATAAGGTGGATTTGTAATAATACTGCCGTTCCACGAATTAGGTTTTGACTCTGCTAAAAAATCGAATGTTTCTGACATTCCTCCGTCACGATAAATCAAATCTGTTGACTTAACATTGTAACCGTGAGCCTCAAATACTTTAGACAAATGGCATTCTCCACAAGCACATTCCCAAATGTTAGGAGCGAAATCTTCTACTTCAAGTAGAAGTTCAGCAGCTTTAGGCTCTGTGGCATAATAATCATTTGTTTCCCTCTCTTTGAGAGAGTGGTTAGAAGCTCCTAAAACGGAATGAACACTTTTACTATTTCCTGTCCAATCTTTCAAACAATCTCTCCTTTTAAATATTTAACATAAGTTTTTAATGTGTTTTCAAAAAATCTATCCCATTCGTTTGATAAATTGTATATGTTTGACTTCTTCATCAAGTCAGTGTTCAAAAACATATTTTCAACAAAAACAACTGATGGTATTTTATCGACCAACACAAAATTCTTGATATTGTGAAACACAATCCAAGCTTCATTTCTTAACACAATATCTCCCCAACTGTCGGGATACATAAATTTATCTAAGTAATTTTTGTAGCAATTAAAATATTTCTGTAGTCTGTATGTAAGCGGTGTACCCATGTCTTTAGGGGTAGGTTTATGCGATTTAGAAAAGAAATCCCTATGTTTTATCCATAAGTCATTGTCCTTTACAAAACAATGACACTTGCATTTATTCGGTATAAAATCAACAATAAAACTCGATTTAATACCTTTTAATTCTACTGGCTTAACAAGTTTTGGTTCTCCGTATAACCTATATGAATAAATTTCGCAATAAGGCGAGTCAGAAAAGTATTTTTCACAAACTTTCTGTGGTGTTGACATTTCATATGTACAAGGTAACACTTTACAATCATTAGAAACGAACTGATAGTCGGTATAATCAAAATAACTGTCATCATTACAGTCTTTAATCAAACGGAATCTCAAAAGCCCGTATGCTGTATCTGTTTTGTACCACTCACGATCGCAATTATTGTTTCGATGTTGAATGCCTTCTAACATTGCATTTTCCAGCATTTTGTTAATATACGATAAGTAGTCCCTATTCTCATAAAGTGTTACACTTTCAACGACTTCATCTTTAAAACAAGTTATTGCATCCGTTTCGGTTTTGGCATACACGATTGGTTTATACTCTTTATCTTTTAGTTTTAATTTCCATCGTCTCACTTACTGTATTTTAATACTCCTTACATTTGAAACTTGACAATGTTGGGAAATAAAAATACTATCAAGCAACATATATTTGCTCCCCACAATTCATCACTTCTTCTGTGGTTTTCTTCCACAGCTAAATTTCTCAGGGCAATATCCAAGTATTTCACATTTCGGTTTCATAACCATAGGAATGAGTGTTACCCACTCTTCTGAATAGAGTTTTAACTGCTTTATGTATTCGTTAAAGAGTTCTCTATACTCCCAATACGCTCTCGAACACATTCTCTGTTCTGCCATACTGATAACACTTCTAACATTTCGCTTATCTACAATTGTGGTAGTCATACCTAAAGGTAGTAACATTGCAGCATCCTCTCTCTTGACACCACTTTCTTCAAGATTTTTAAGTGCGTGACTAATAGTGTCAATAGCGTTGTTGTACCAAGTTTTCTGTTCTTCGGTCTGTATTGTTTTGGGAACTATGTATTCAAAGTTATCGTAGTTGACATATCTTGTGCTGCTCTGAAGTCGTGTAGGACTGCCACCAATATGTGTATACCATTCCCTAATTACTCTTGCTGAGTAACCTTCGATAATTGCTTCAATATTTACAAATTCAAACACTCTGCCGTGATTAGATTTAATACAATCAAGACCTCGTTTGTAGTTTTTTTCGCTGTCTGTAATATCTGCTCCCCAACATATACCTGCCCGTCTGCCCATTAACGAAATTGGATCAATGGTTGTTTCTGGTAAAATTGTGATTTTACCCATTTAGTTTTCCTTTCTATGTATTTTTTTATCAAAACAAATTGCATCCTTGTTCTATAAATTCAATATTTTTTTGTCTATACTCTTCGATAGTTATACCAAATTGTTTGCAAAAACATTTAGCACATAAAACTTCTCTATTGTCTGGTTTATTTTCAAAGCGACCACATAACTTATAAAACATAGCAATTTGGTTTTCCTTCATTGCACAACCACAATTTCCACAAACTCTATTAAAATATTTTTGAGCCATATTTTCTGAGAGTCCTTTAAGTTCAGCATACCATCTCACATTTTCTTTGGTTGGCTGCCTTTTTAGAAAATCATTGTTTTTACATACAGGTCTTTTCCAAGCTCCATCTATCCACTCTTGTTTGGTATACCCTAATCTTTTAGCTGTGGTTATATCATACTGTTGCTGTGCAGCCTTAACAAACCATTCATATTGATGTGGCTGATGTATCTTTATTAATTCATCTTCATAGTTTGAAGAATAAGGACAGATTACACATCCAACTCTACTTGCACCATTTAAGTATCTCTGATTAATTGGTAGATTTTTTATCATTAGTAGAAGCCACACATCTACATTTTGTAAATCTATAATCGGAGCTAATTTAATCCATTTTTTTGGAAAACACGAAAATCCAAATAAAGATTTATCAAAATCATAATCCATAAAAAATTCATATTTTGCTCGTTTAGTGCTTTCAAACTTTCTAATACCTAATACCTGTGCAATTTCTGCTTCTTTGTCAAATACCTTTTGTGCTTGTCCTTCTTTGTACACAGAACAACAGGATCGTCTAAATACTGAGGGCAGCATGTAATTCTTATCTTGTATCCATTGTCTCCATCCCGTCTTGGGATTTACAATTCTAATATTGGGAATTTGTTTAATTCTTTTATATACATCTGCTGTTTCGTTTGAAGTATTGAAAAATACAAATTCATAATCAGGTGTAAAACCAATAATATCTAACATATCATTCCAAATAGCCATTGTGAGTTCACTATCTTTACCACCCGAATGATTTATCTTATATATCTTTTGAGGATTGTTTTTTACATAATTAGATAGTCTGTCTACGCATTTATTATATAAATTATTTACTCGTTCTTTTTCACACTCTAATGTATCTTTCAGTGATACAGGGGTGTAGTCTTTAAATAAAGACCTGTTATCTTTTAATACAGAAAATTCTCCTCCATTTTCAACTTTAAATTTCAGTAAATATTGTGAAGAATATAAATCCACCCAAACAGTTTTTGTATTGCCGCCATATATCCAACACGCATCTGGAAGAGGTGCAATTTGAGGTAATCGTGATTCGATAAACTTTTTTTCTTCGGCAAAAATTGGCTTTGCTTTATATCTGTTAGTTGCTATCTCTGTTGATTGTTTTATTTTACTCATTACACCATCCTCTCCGTATCTGATAAGTTTGAAATAATAATCGTGTTCGTGTCTTTATTATGTATAACTTTGGCATCGGTGTCTAAATGCAAAATTAGAGATTTGCTTTTTGCTCTATAAGGATGAAGAATAATCTGTGTAACAGTGTTAGCAAATAACTTAAAACGAGAACTTCTGCGTTCGAGAACCGATAAATCAATCGCCTTAGTTTCAATATAAACTTCGTTACACCAAACTAACCCATTATCAATGTCAATATTATTTGCCATAAAGGTGCTAAGTTGCGACAACTCAAAATCTACTGTTAAGCCATTTTCTCCAATAACCGTTATGTATGGTTTAAATTTAAACATTTTCAACCTCCTTAAAGGATATTCTGTCTGTAAGCATTCTACTTTCAAGACACATCTTGTAAGTACACATTGCTTCGAGTTGTCTTGAATAGATTGCCCTTGAGGGCTTTGGGACAAACGAAAGTTGTCCGTTGTCCCATTTATTAAGAAACACTCTCAGTTTACTAATCCTATCTACGAGTTCTTTATACTCAGATAAAAGTCTGGTTTTATAGTCATTCATTGGTTATCCTCCTTTTCAAAATAAAATTTCACAGGCTTTTCAACTTCCTGAATTAAACCATATTTTTTTGCTAAACGATAAATAAAAGTCTTTTCGAGTCTTGAAGTTAGCTTGCCTAACTGCCTTCTAAAATCTTCAATAGGCATTGTTGATTTATAAAAATTACACATTCTGCAAGCAGGATTGTAGTTTTCAATATCATTTACACCGTTATACCAATACACACTTTCAATATGGTCAACTTGCATATCCTTTAGTTCAAGTTCACAACCGCAATATGCACAATGTCCGTTGTATTTTTCATATACTTTAAATCTTACTGGTTTAGGGATAGGTTTTCTTTTCATTTTATCACCCCTCAATTGTGTTTATTTCAAGCGTTGCTTCGTTGACAAATTCAATGTAGATATGATGAGTTCTATATTCCAAATAACTAACTAATTGTGTTGGTGGTGTTTCGTTGGTAATCAATGCCGATATAATAGTCTCAATTACTTGGTCAAATTCATTCTCTGATATTGTCAGTGATATACCAGCGTTAGGGTTGTCCTGTACAAAACTAAGCAAGGACTCATAATCAATGTTCTTATGCAAAACTAAGCTCCTCCTTTGACTTATACTTCTCTTTATATGAACCGTGTCTATTTGTGTGTTCAGCAAGCATTTCCCATTTACTATCTTCTACCAATTCGTCAATGAGTATCTCATCATAAACGCCCTTAAAATCGTTTGTAATTAACGAATCTTTATAGATGGTGATTGTGCCTGTTGTAAAAGAAATACGGTCATAGGTTAAATATGACGAAGTATTCCAGTATGTATCGCTCGTAATCGCCTGTTCGAGAATTGAAACAGAAATTTCGTCAAAATCTTTGTTATCCTTAAGTACAATAAGGTAGTTGTAATTTTCATTACTGCAACGCTTAATTGCTCTTGCAAGAGTTCTATCTGTCAAGTAATAAATCATATATATCTCCTATCTGTTGTCATCATATAAGCCACTCTCTTGTGGCAATGCGGACAATCTGTTATATATGCCAAACCGTCTGAAGTTAATATTAGTTTGTAGTCATCCTTATCTGCTTCAAAAACACAGTTACATCTATGACACTCAAATCTGATTACAGGCGACTTCAAATTCCCTTGTCTAATAATTTGAATCATTTCATTCACTCCTGCTAACAAGTTTAGCCATCGTACTAAGCAGTTTATGTACACAATAGCGATTGTAAACAGCTTCGTTTGCTGTATAAAAATAATCTTCTCGGTACTTGCGAATAACATCTTCTACATTGTTTTTTTGTATACCTTTTGCTTGTAAAAGCTTTCTAAGTCTCTTGTGTGTCATTACGACCTTCCTTTCGTTGCATTTGCAACATATTAAAATCTTTCTTTTAAAAATACTCTTGAATTTTATGTCCACATTAAAAAATTCCATAAATTTCTGTGTTACACCAAGGACACACAACCCATTCATCCCAGTCGTTACTTATGTTTGTGACATAATGTGTGTCATAATCACAATACTGAAATATACATCCACATTCTGAACAGGATATTGTATTTGGTTTTGATGGTTTGATTTGCAATTCAGGCTTGCCTTGTTTGATGATTTTCATTGTCGCACTCCTTTATTACATTATTCTCCTGTGTTACCTAATGGAGATTAAATCTGAGAATCCTGAAAATTTATTTCTGGTATGTAAAAATTATTGGCATTTTCGTTTTCATATAACATATCTAATGCTGTTTCAAAAGCTCCAATGCCAGAAAAATAACTACCTACTTTTAGGTCATCAAACAAATACGGCATTGCTTTATATAATTCTTTGTAGATGTGATACAGCACGGAAGTCACAATTGAGTTACCTGCCTGTTTGTATAATTGGGTCGCACTTGTCCTCGTATATATAGCTTCCATTTTCAAATCTGATATTTGCATCTTTACCATATTGTTTTTGCAATCTTCTAAGTTGGCAATGTGCCCTTGTATGTTCACTTTTTGAAGGGTAGAGGTATAAATTTTCGATTCTATTATCTGTTCTAATACAATTAATATGATGAATAATTTCATCGGAGTTAAGTTTTCTTCCGATGTAATCTTCATATATTTTACGGTGTTCGCCTTGCCCTGTTCTGCCAGTCCTATAATAGCCATATGATGTTGGTCTAATTCTTCCATCAAACCATAAAGGATCTCCGTGGAGTTTAAGCATTTGATAATGTTTATTGCAGAGTCCAAATGCCCCGTTCCTTCCAACTTTTCTATCACAACATTTACATTTTTGTTTCTCTCGTTCTTTTGCTTTTCGAGAAATTTCATCCATTCTATTGATGTTATCCCCATATCTTGCAAAACGCTTGTAATGTTTAAGGCACAAACTCCCGTATCGTTTTGTAACGGCTTCTCTATCACATCCATTAATTTCGCATTTCGTAATCCAAACACTCCATTCAAAAATAAATCTTTTATTTCATAATTTTCTTTTCTATATGCAGCTTTTTCAAAAGCATCATCTGAAAATCCCATAAGTCTCCAACACTCTTTTGGAGTCAATTTCCTTATGCGACAACCAAAATTAGAATTATTTTCTATCATTTTTATTCCACTCCTTGTTGCTCTTTGAGTAGGGCAAAGGTCTGTTGTTTTCTCCCCCCCAGCCTTTATCTCTATCATCAAATATACAAGGCAATTCTGTATGATTTATTTTAATCATTAACCCTTTTACCTTTCATATCCAACTGAATTAACACTTTTGGTTCACGACTTCCCCCTGACAAGTATTTAATGTAGGTGCAATGCCTTCTGCCGAATATATTCTACCGGTTTGTGGGTTTGCGAAGTTTTTAGTGTCTTTTCTCAAATTGCCAAGTTGAATAATCTTATTCATCCTTTTTTCTCCGTTTCATACCCAATCAGAATTTTAGGTGGATCTTTATAATGTACTGCTTTTAGAGTACATATTGACCTCCCCCCCCCAAGGTGTTATATACCTCTTGATTTTGATGTATCTTTCCTGAACTGGGAATAAGCCTTCCGAGAACTTCAACTTTGTTTTCCTTGATTCCTTGCATTCAATCACTCCGTTCATAGCTTGATTTCCAAATCCTTTATAATCTCTTGCGAGTAAAGTATTAGCGACATCAATTTCTTTGTCAAATTGACTACATTGCTTTGAGAATAGTCCGGTTTTTATACCTGAACCATATCCCATTGATGTCGGTCTATGCTTCCTCTCCCTCCAGTCCTTATAGTGTTGGAAATATCCTTATCTAACTTTCCGCTACTGATTAAATCATCAATCAACTCTTGGGCTTTTGGAGTATTGATATAATATTTATCATCAACCTCATCTTCAAGAACATCCTTGATGCGTTTGCCATTATCAAATGGTTTAGGGAATTTAAACTGACCATTGTCTAACTCTTTTTTTATAATAATTAAGTACACACGCTCTCTATTTTGTGGTATTCCGTAATTTTTGGCATTTAAAACTTGCCAATATGTATTGTAGCCGTATTCGTGAAGTTCGTTAATAAACATATCGAAGGTCTCTTTGAATTTTTTACCCACAATGTTTTTTACATTTTCATAAATACCCCATTTAGGTTTATTCGCCTTAATAATTCTCAACCATTCGACAAGCAAGGAACTCCTTGTCTTATCGAGATTACAACTACTACAATTTGGACATTTATCTCTTGTGGGAAAATGCACTGTAAGCGGATTGTATTCGTGCTGACAATCTTTGCATTTCCACATGCTGCCTGCCTGTTTGCCCGATGTTGAAAAATCTTGGCAAGGACTTCCTCCGCATATCATAGTAAATGGTTTTAAATTATTTTCATCAACCTTTGTTATATCTCCTAAATTTAAACTTTCGTCCACACCATGAACTGCACAATAACTTTTTGTTGCGTATTTATCAAACTCGCAAAAGTTTACAAGTTCATAATTTTTACCTTTTAAAACTCGTGTTTTATTTGTCATTTTTACACCTCTGGATTTGTTGCTGTATGATATTTTGCTATTGCTTGTGTGTATTCACTTGCGGTATTTTTCAAATCTATTTCGGATTCAGTTTTAAACTTACAAAATTTATATATTCCAACAACTTCACTCAGCACTTCAGCACCACACATAATCATATCAATGGCATTAGTCGAAAGGTTTTCGCTATCTGTAACACAAATCGCAACACTCTCTTTACCATTAACATTTCGTGTTAGAACCATATCTCCTTTATTAAGAGATTCATTATCTGGGACTTTGTATGTATATCTTTTTGCGTTTTTATCCTGTACCTGTATGTGTCTTACTTGTACAATATACATTTATCATTCTCCTTCTTAATTCCATTTTTTCTTTGTAAGATAGGTTGGACGGAGCACAGAAGGTTTTAATAAGCTCCGAGTCAATGTTTTTGTCTATAATCATACTATTGTATTTCTTACCTTTACCTTTGTATTTGTCTGTAACCACCTCAATCTTACTATTATTGCTAAATACAAACGAAGCATATCCTTTTGTTATGTGTGTGTAAATCAAATCATCACAATGCGATACAATATGATCACACACAACAGTAAAACCACTTCCATCTTCTTGCATTACGACAAGTACCATTAGCTCATCTAACTTTTGACACTCTTTAATGATGGCGTCAATCTGTTTTCTGCTCACAAAATGAATCATTTATCATTATCCTTTCCATTTAAACAAACATTCATTTCTTGTTTTTGTGTTGTGTGCATCTATGCTAACTAATGTTGACCTGTTCCAAACTATTTCAAAGTCTTTTGGGGCAACAAGTTCGCTAATATACACATAATTGTTTTTAGACAACTCTCTTGCCCAACTCCAAAAAACCTCGTGGTCAAAAGTTGGATTAATACTGTATGGTTTAGTGTTCAAATACGGTGGATCAAGGTAAAATACACAACCTTTGTAGTGTTGTGGAGCGTACTCCTTATATTCGTTACACTTTAAAGTAATATTGAACAAATTACTTGCCTGTTTTTCGAGGTTGCGTTTACTCCCTTGATACCCGTCACGGGTTTTACTCCCATTAGGTGTTTTTACAATGTAAGGCTTTGCATACCAGCCATCAAACCATCTGCCATTATACGAAGCAAGAAAACCTACATTGCCAACATACCACTGTTCGTATTTGTCTTTATCTGTCCCGTTTTTCCAAGCATCTCTCACAAGGTTGTATGTATCTCTCGACACTTCATCAAGTAAAGGTTTTCCTTCTTGTACTCTTTTGAGCAATGCTATCAGGTACGGATTTATGTCAGAGCCTATACGCTCTTGACAACGAATCTTATCAATTACATTACCCCCTCCAACAAAGGGTTCTATGTATGTAGTCACATGATTGCTGTCAATACATTCCTGTAATATTGGAACAATATATTTAGCAATACGAGACTTGCTTCCCATATACTTCATTAATATCTCCTTAATCTATATAAATCGTAATTAAGTTGCCCAATTTACGATAACCAAAACAAAGATTGCCACCATCGCAAATCAGAGCCTGTTCATCTTCTGTGAAATTGAACGGATTACTTAACACCTTGTATGTAATGTTACCGTAACCATATCCCTTCTGCGTGTAACACATATAATTCTGCAAATCGTCTTGTGTAACATCGTACTTCTTTGTGTAAAAGTTCAGCCAAATCAATTTTGCTTTCGGTGCAAGTTTCTTGTATATTGCAAGATTTTCTTCATGAAGTTCTTTCTCATTAGGCTTAAATGCCCACCCTGTATTTATCAATGAATTACCTCCTCGACAATCTTCGTTCTTGGGACATACATTCTTCTACGCTGTTTGTCCTCAATTTTTCTGGTTTCTCCAAGAATTTTTTGCAATGATTTCAACACATCAGAATGCGACTGAATCCATTCTGCTAATGGAGCATTAAGTTCTACACTATCTTTGGCTTTTCTGCGGTTCTCTCTAACTTTCATTAAGGCTTTTCCAAGTTTGGCAGTGTCGTGATACGACACATCTTCAAGTTCAAGTTTATGTAAGATATCTTGTGTTTCGTAGTCGTGTAATGATTCGTTTTCGGTATTGTTTTGATAATCTTCTGTTGTTTGTGTAAAAAAGTTGATTGTATCTTCTAACTCTTTAGCTGTTTTGATTTTCGTCATCTCCTTTAATAATTTGTGACTCTCCCCAATGTCTCTTTAACAACATTGGTTCTTTGGACATAGTGCCTTTTAGATTGTTTTTCTCTGATTTTTATTATTTTATCGACTACTGATTTAAAACTATCAAGTTCACAATGATGAATAGAGTACCATTCCTTTATAGGAGTAAATACTTCCATAAAATCTTTTATTATTGCTTGCTCCGCCTTTACTTCACACAATTTATCAATCAAGATCGCTTTTTGACTATCAGTTGTATTTTCTAAAGAAATTTGATGTAATAAATCATCAATTTGCCCATAATATGAATTAAATTGTGATTTAAACTCACGATATCTTTCTGAGTAAAGTTGCAATGCTTCTAAATTATCTCTAAGAGCAATTGTTACATCACAATACTTTTCTATATTTTCCTTAGAAATAGGAAAATCATTTGCGGTAGCCATATTCTAAAATACCATCTCCATTGTCAATTTTTCTTAATAATTTGTGATTAAAACTTCCGTTGAACTGTTGCCCGTTTTCACCTTAGTGTGGTAGTTGCAATTATTGTAATCTTTAATTAGATAATGTGTGTTGTAGTTTTTGCTCCACTCTTTAAGAATTGTATTTTCTTTTCCTTTGTGCTCTGTAACATTCGACAAAGCAAATTTGCCACCTTTTGAGTTAATAATGTCAAGTAAATTAAGAAGCTCTCTCTCATAATCTTCTGACCATTTACAAAAATAATCTCGTTCATATCCACCAACAGTAATAAGATAAGGTGGATCACAATAATAGAAAGTGTTATTAAATTCTGGCGAATCTAAATTCAAATTATGGAAATCGCTACTGTAAAAACTAATATTTTTCTTGTCGATAGCTTCTATGTATTTTACAAGTTTATCCTCTAACGACTTAGAGAAGTAAGACCTGCTTGCACCAGACGGCATATTAAACTCTTTATTCTTATTAAAGGCTATTTGATAGTTGAATGCGTGAGTAATTAAGCAATATAAAACTACTGCATTTTCTCTATCAAGATTATCTTTCAGATTTGTATTATAGTAACTTCTTAAATTAAGAAATTCTTGCTTACTAAACTTGTTCAATTTGTATGTATCAATCATTTCTTTAACTTCGTCTACGAATTTACTATCGAGATTTCTGAAGATATTAACGAGTGGTTTACATTTGTCGTTATACACAACCTGTTTTGCATTCACATTTAGTGAAACTTCTCCACCCCCTCCGAACAAATCTACAAATTTATCAATTTTCTTCGGAAAGAGAGGTAGAATCTGAGGCAGCAATTTATACTTACCACCAATATAATTAAAAGGATTTTTCAAATAATCTATATTTACCATCTCCTTATAGTGTTACTACTTGTTCTGATTTCAAACTTTCTTGAACTTTGATTACCCTTTGGTTTGATGAGCCACACCAAGCAAGAGCAATATCTCTTTGCGACTCATCATATTTACCGTCAACATAGTTGCCACCCCCAATCTAAGGTTTATAATGCTATTCACCAATTCTTTCTTTCGCTATATTAAAATAGTTTTCATCAATTTCCATACCAATGAAATTTCTATTAAGATTTTTACAAGCTACACCTGTTGTTCCTGAACCCATACAATTATCAAGAACTGTATCATTTTCATTTGTGTATGTTTTAATTAAATATTCACATAATGCTACAGGCTTCTGCGTTGGGTGAAATTTGCCACACTGATTGCCATTACTAAATATTTGTACATCTAACGGAAATCTATCTGTGCTGTCATAAAATGTATTTCTTACTTCTCTTCCATAACAGCTATTACCGTCTGATTCCTTTATGCAATTTGCTTTAGCAACCTTTCTTGTATGTCCATGAGTCATTTGTGGATTATACAACGGTGGTTTTTTATAAAAAATTTCAATATTTTCGTGTGCTCTCATTGGCATTTTCTTAGCGTTTAAATGTCCTTTTGGATGGGTTTTCTGCCATATCCATTCATATTTATACATTTTAGGATTGCTCATTACTAATGAACTTGTAAATGGCTGACTACTAAACAACGCTATACACCCATTATCCTTTATGATTCTTTTATATTCTTTCCACAATGGTTCAAATGGAATAATAATATCCCATTTGTATTGTGTTGTTCCATAAGGCAAGTCACATAAAATCATATCTATTGACTTATCGGGAATTTGTTTCATAGCCTCAATACAGTCTCTGTTTATCAATTGGATTTTACTCATTATATCACCTCATTATATTTGGTATTGTTTATTCTTTCTTGTGCATAGTAGTAATAATTAAGATAACAATTTATATTTTGCACCTGTATAATTAAAGGGATTTTTTAAAAAATCTATACTTTTCACTCCTCTTTAAATAAAATCACTTTATTTTCTTTTAAACTTTTCTGAATATCTATGACTCTTTGGTTTGATGAGCCACACCAAGCAAGTGTGATGTCTCGCTTGGTGCAATCATATTTTCCATCAACAAGAATATTTATATAAGGCAAGATTTCGTTTACAATCAACTTAGATTTCAATATCTGTTCGTATGTATAACCTGTATATAGCCATATTGTTTTGCTTGGCAATTTGGTTTTGACCGTTTGGACAATATTAGATATTTGTTGTTGATTTGCTTGCTCCAATGGATGCCCACCTGAGAGCGTTAGCCCCGATATATAATCAGGACTTAACGCTTCAAGTAATTCAGTCATAGTGTCATTAGTAAATGGTTGTCCGGCTGTAAAATCCCAAGTCGAAGGATTTTGACAGTTGTAACAATGAACGGTACAACCGCTTACCCATAGCACAACTCTGACTCCAACTCCATTGGCAATGTCGTGTTTAGTGATTTTTATATAATTCACTCGTCATTGCCACCTAAATGCACATATCTTTCTTTGATTTCTTGTGTTCTTCCTTGATTCCAGAAGTTAGTTCCTATATACCCACAAGTTCTCCGAGAGATGTTCAATTTACTTTCATCTGTGTTGCCACAGCTTGGACACCTCCAAATAAGTTTACCGTTTTCATTTTCTATTACATCAATCTCTCCGTCATATCCGCACGCTTGACAGTAATCACTTTTAGTGTTGAGTTCAGCATACATGATATTGTCGTAGATAAATTGCATAACAGACAGGACAGCTTCTGTGTTATTTTGCAAATTAGAAGTTTCAATGTAACTAATTGCACCGCCCAGACTTAATGCCTGAAACTGTGATTCAAGTTTCAGTTTTGCAAAGGCATCAATAGGCTCTCTGACATTTACATGATAACTATTTGTAATGTAGTTCTTGTCTGTAATACCTTCAATAATACCAAATCTTCGCTGTAAACATTTTGCAAACTTATATGTTGTGCTTTCAATTGGAGAACCATACAGCGAAAAACCTAAATCAAGTTGCTTATTCCATTCATCACACTTTTTGTTCATATATCTCATAATATCAAGTGCGAACGGTGTTACTTCCGGATCTGTATGAGATTTGCCTGTCATATACTTTACACACTCATACAATCCTGCATAACCAAGTGATATTGACGAATAACCACCGACAAGCAACTTATCAATGGTTTCACCTTTTTGAAGTCTTGCTAATGCACCGTGTTGCCAAATAATCGGAGCTACATCCGACACTGTTCCTTTCAGCCTCTCGTATCTGCACAAGAGGGCTTTATGACACAGTTCCAATCTCTCATCGAAAATCTTCCAAAACTTCTCTTTATCTTTGCCTGACGATAAGGCTACATCAACAAGATTGATTGTAACTACGCCTTTGTTGAATCTGCCATAGAATTTGTATTCACCATTTTCTTTGTACGGTGATAAAAAGCTTCTACACTGACTGTTCGGTATCAACAGTCTGGACTATATCTTTGGGAGTTATTATGCTAACTCGCTCACTCCGCACTTCCATCTGTATCATTATTCAGATGTACTCTACTCACTTCATCACACAAAGCTATTTGTGCTATGCTTTCGATAGTCTCTTAACCTTACGCATACACAAACTTATACTTGTAACAATTGTTTGATTCTCCTTTCAATATTCTTGCTACTTTATGTCTATCCAATTGTAAATCCATTGATAATTGTCGAATAGACGGGTATGTATTAATAAGTTTGCCATTCAAATATACAGATACTTTTGTTCTATTTTTATGTGTTCGATTACCACTATGCCAACCGTGATAAACATTTTGTGAATTTGTACACCATTCTAAATTTTCAGGATTGTTATTTAGTTTGTTGCTGTCAATATGATTCACATATTTAAAACCATTAGGATTCGGCACAAACACATTAGCGATTATTGTATGAACTCTGTATCTGTATTTTTTATTGTTCTCACTTCTTGTGATGTGGGCATATCCATCTACGCCTATATACGGCGACAACTTATGCCCTTTTGCATTATATATATTGCATTGTTCATCCACATAAAATCCTTTGTATTCTTTTAACATTCGTCATATTACAAAGCTTGTATATGCGTCTTGGCACAGGATAGTTCAAGTCTAAGTTTCACCCCGAAAGTCCCCTGTTAGCACATTACTTAACTGTCATTTCCTACAGTTCCTATTCGTGTAATGCACACCATTTTGATTTATGTTCACGGAGTTTTAGATGAGCCATTTAACCCATCGAAGGGAAACAGTTTCCTTCTTTTAGCTTTTTCATCACTTTTTCTGAAATGTAATCTGGAACAAGTCTTTTAGCTGAACACTTTGCAGCTAATTTTGTTAAATACCAATACTTACTGTCCTCAGTAATGTTGTCCTCTTCAAGCACATAAATAAGCTTTGGAAACGCAGGTGTAATCCATACACCCTTTTCGTTTTTAACGCCTTTATATCTTTGATTAAGTGTTTCTTTAATAATCATAGCGAGGTCGTGTTTCTCTTGCTCATTGTTAGCTTCATTAAGATACATAAACACTGTGATAAAAGGAGCTTGTCCATTAGTTGTTAAAAGTGTTTCTACTTGATATTGGATTGTCTGAACACCTTTGTTGATTTCCTTCTGAAGCCTTTCTTCGGCTATCTCGGCAATCTTATTTTCGTCAGTTTTAAATCCACATTGATTCCACTCTCTTCTCAACTCGTCTTTAATACGCTGTCGGCTAATATCCACAAACGGTGCGAGAGCAGTAAGGCTGATACTCTGTCCACCATATTGACTGCTGGCAACCTGAGCTATAATCTGTGTTGCAATTGTACAAGCCGTTGAAAAACTGTGTGGTTTCTCAATCATAGTACCACTGATAACCGTTCCATTCTGGAGCATATCATCAAGATTACATAGGCAGCAATTATAAGTGTGCTGTGCAAAATAATCCTTGTCGTGGAAATGAATAATTCCTTCTCTGTCAGCCTCAACAATATCTTGAGGAAGTAAAACTCTATCCGTCAAATCTTTGCTGACCTCACCTGCCATATAGTCACGCTGTGTAGGAATGATAGTGGGATTTTTGTTCGAGTTTTCCTGTTTGATGTTCTCATTGCTTAAATCAATCAATGAGAGAATTGCATCATCAGTAGTATTCTTCTTACGGATTAAACTCTGCTTGTATCGGTAAAGTGTGTACCTTTTTGCCAAAGAAAAACAGCCGTATTTATCTATGTATTCTTCAATTAAGTCCTGTATATCTTCAACTGAGTAAATTCTCTTACTTCGTCTGAGCTTATCATAAATTCTTGTAGCAATATTTTTAATTTCATCATCAGACAATGTTTTTTCGTGGTTTGTATGGGATTCACTATTTGCTTTCCTAATAGCAGAAACAATCTTTGATTTATCAAAATCAACTTCTCGACCATCTCGTTTAATTACTTTCATACCTATCACCCATTCTTCCTGAGAATATCACCATATGTAAGATGACTAAAGTTAAGCAGGTTATGACAATTGTTACAAGGCGTGCTTACTGGACTTCTTTCCTTAAGTGTGATTTTATTTACAGATTTGCAGAAAGGACATTTGGTAAGAATCTGTACACCACATATATTCATAAAATTCCTTACAAGAGGATCAACAACATTATAAGCTATATAAGTACGAATAATATTGTCCTCATTTATGTATGCACTTTTAGTGTTCTCACATGTGTTGTCATATTTATGTATAACTGGTGCTGTTGGTACAGGCGTCTTATCGCTACTAACTTTGTTTGCCTTTATTCCATCAATCAAACCTTTGACATAATCATAACCTTCAACTTTGTGCGGATTATCTTCTGCATTTTTTACGAATAAAACATCAATTTTATGTGCGTTTGCGTACTCAATTTCCTTGATGACACCTGTTGAATCGTACCATTTTTCGCCTGTCACCCATATTTCATCACATTCGGCAAGCTGATACAGACAAAGTTCAAGCCCATCTTCATAAGACATATCGTTGTACAGAAAGCCAAACATATGTATCGGCGAAATAAACATATAATTCGGATGTTTCTTTTGCTGTGTTTTAATGATTTCTTCAACCTCTTTGAGATTGTTTTTGTCACCACCGTATTTGTGGCTGACATACACTGTTTTTTCAAATTTCTTCATTCAATTCCTCCTAACTTTATTTATTAGCGTTGCTGTTTACAAGCATATACATCACCACCTTTCTTGTGCAGTATTAATCACGACAGTCTGAGATCATACGGAATGCTGACGCTGGAATGTATGGAGCATTAGATTTGCATGCATTGTACATTTTACAAAATTTCCCCCGTGTGGGGCGTTTTGATAGTCGTGATATCGCACACAATCCATTATCAATAGAATCTGGAAACCAGTATGTACAGGTGATACATCTTTTATGTTTTTGTCTATATTCGTAAGGTGTCATTGTTTTTTACTCCTTATCCGTTTTTGTACTAATTCACCAATGAGGTTTAAGCCTTTGTAACAATCATCGCATAGCTGTATTTTAATTTTTCTCTTACTTTTGACAAGAGTTTTAATCCGAGTAAAGTATTCAGTATCAATCTCTACATAAAACTCCTTCATTTTAACTGTGTACGGATCTGCGATAACTTTGTTACAACTATCACACTGATAAACTCTCATTTACTTTCACATCCTTGTAAAACTCATATCTGTTATCTTTGTTTTCAGCTTTTATTGCAATCGCTAAATCTCTTGTGCTTATTTCGTCTACACTGTCAATACTTTCCATTAATCTGTCAATTAATAAAATTTTTTCACCGTTTGCAACTGCATCAAGCACATCAGAACTACAAACTGCTTCGTACTTCCTCATTTTTTACACCTCTTTCATTAATTCTCTTTGAGAAAAAAACTCCGCTATCAACATACTTCTCAAGGCTATCTCTTGTCATCACTCTTCACAGTCCTCAACAGTTTGATTCCAACATTCAATGCAGTTACGGTCTTTTCTGCAATCATCTTTGTTCATTAGTCCTAAATGATATGGACATACGCCTTTGGGTATTCCAGTATCATAAAGCTGGACATTTGGATAATGCTTCAAGAAGTCCGTAAGATATGTCTTTGGTGGATGCTCATTGCTCCACTTCTGAACTATTTCAACAGCCCTTTCAGGGTGTTTTAATTCTAATTGCATGCATGAAACATCTTCACCACTATTTTTTTTATCTAACGGACAATGCTCACATCTAATTCTGCAAAATCCTGATTCATATGCTTTCGTCATCCTCAATTTTTCGGCGAAATAATTTTCTGTTTTTGAGCAATCAATCATTTAATTCACCTCTATTAACTTCATTGTATTTTCTCTTTGTTATATTTTGCCTGTCCTTCTACAAACTTGTTCACCCATTCTGTAGTTTCTGGCATTGTTTTGAGTAAGAACACACAGTCTTTAACATCTTCCTCAGTGCGATTTGAGATTACATAGTCAACTTTTTCTTCAATATTTTTAAACTCTTTACGGTCGTTTATAATACGCTCCATAGCTTTTACAGTTCCCGTTTTGCTGTCTTTATACCTTTTCTTCATTCTTAAGAATCTTTCAACAGCAGGACAATCTATCAGTATAGATTCAATTAGTTTATCGCCTTTGTAATTATTCTTGAAATCTTCAAGTCCTCTCGGATCAATTATGTAAAAATCAGCGTCATCAATTTGCTGTTGCGTTGCACAATATCTGTAACCCTTAAATTCGGTATAAGCCACGATATTGGTTAGTTTATCAAACTCCTCATCTGTCACAAAAATATGTGAGTTTGGAGATTCATTATCTCTTCTTGGTCGTGTCGTATAAGACACAACCTTTTTGCGGTTATATTCCTTACAAACTTTGTCTACTAAGTAATCCTTGCCAGAGCCCGAAGCTCCGAGAACTAATACAATTGATTTAACAGTCATTATTATCTCCTTTTAGTAACTGCTGAAATAAACATTATCTACCACTGCATACGGTGCTCCAAATGAATGATAACAACTCATTCTGAACGCTTTGACATTATAATCTCTGTCACCACTCAATATCCTTTGAGCAACCGAATAAGACAACTCACTCGGATCTCTCGTGTAAAGAATACCTGCCACATTGAATGTATTATAATCAAAAGCTACTGCTCTCAATCCACCGTTGCTATCAGCTAAATTCATTGCCGTTGAACCTACCAACCACTGACAATACTCACTACAATTACCTGCTTCGCAATAAATTACTCTTGCCAATAAATCTACCTCATCTGACGATGTGTTATATGTATTATTTGATTTTGTAATGGTTTTTGTTTCTGCTTGAACTTCAACTTTTTTTGTTGGCGGTTCTGTAGGAGGAGAGGTTGTTTTAATCTTCTTCTTGTCTTTTTTAGTTTTCTCAGTTGGTTTTACTGTTGTTGGTTCTGTTGTGACATACACGGTTGTAGGTTGCGTTGTTGATTTAACTGCCGTATCTTTAGTGGCTGTATCTCGTGTTGCAGTGTCAGGGGTAGAGATGTTTGGTTCTCCACAAGCCGAAAAGCCAAACATCATACCTAACATTACCCATAAACTTGCTATCTTCTTACCAAATCGGATATAATCACCCTTCCTTAATTTCCCATTTTCTAAATTTATCCACATAATCATCAGTGAAAAACCCTCTGATAATAAGTGTTTGTGGCTTATTTGTGTCTATAAGCATTAATCCAAGTAGACTTTTACCCGACAACACTTCCTTGCCTTGTGCAACTTCAATAATGCCACCCATTAATTCATCTGCTATGTGAAGAAAATCGTCAAAATCATCTCGCTGAAGCTGAATGTGTAACATTACTGTTCTATGTATTTTGTTTTTCATGGTTTACTCCATAACTGAGCCTACTGCCCACTTACTAATTACTGAGTAAATATCTTTGTCACACACACAAGTAATAGTATTCCAATCAACATTATGTGCTGCTTTGGTTTTTGCTCTTTCAACACCGTTTGCAAGAACAAGACTTGCAAGGAATGATTTGCCACTGATAGACCAATCTTTGCCGTTTTCGTCTTTACCGATAAGAGTTACTTCTTCGTCAATCTGACTTACAGCCTCTGTAAAATCAGACACATCCTTAAGTGTAACAAGTTCAATTTTTTGCCTCATTCAATCACCTTTCTTAATTTAGCAATTTATATTTTGTTAAATTCCAATACCCCTTTTTATCTTTGTAAATACCGTCTAAAGGCACATAAATTACATCATATTGTTTCAATGGCAATGATGCAAAAAGATAGTGTTTTAATGTTAAACTTCCTTCTTTTCCAGTACCAACCGAACGATACGAAATTCTTTTTGCAAATTCCTCGTTAGTTTGTTTGTTTTTAAGAGGGTAGACATTCTTTACGAGCAGTTTCTGCCTATCTTCAGCTTTGTGTGTGGTTAAATCAATATACCCCAAATATTCTTCCTGTGTTTGAATAATGCGTTTATAATTCCAAGCCTTGAAATTCATTTGATTTGCAATAGTTTCGATGCCATTTAGTATGTTATCTATGTTTTGAATAGTGAACGATTCTTTAATAGTGTTATCTTTCTTTAAGTCTGTACTATTATTTTTTACTATGTCGTACAATTCAAAATGCTCTGTTTGTAATACGGACTTCTTAATATTCTTGCGAAATCCCTTGCCGGTAGACGCTCTAAAGAATTGATAAGTTGCAAGTATGTATAATAGTTTCGATTGAATTCCGTAGTGGTCGAAGAAACCTATTTTAATTAAAATTTCTATTTTAGATAGCCCCACAGAAGTCTCTTGGTCAGAGAGACGAATTACATCTATAAAACTGGTCGGCTGTTGGTTGTAAACTTTAAAAAGTTCTGTGGCGACCTCTTCAGATAAGAACTTAACTGAACCAATACCTTTTGCAATTGCATGAAGGTCTTTGTTAAAATAATAGTTTCCTAACGAAATTCCGAATTTAGGCAATGTAATTTCAATATCTTTTGCTTTAGCAGCTTTTTCTCCCGTCTGTATTTGTTCATCATTCTTTGCACAGTTTAAATATGCTGTGCAAAACTCATACGGATAATAGTAGTAATAATAAGCACACAAATAACTAATCATACAGTATCCAATGGCGTGATTCATACCAAATTGATAACTGGCACTGTCTTGAATAATCTGAAGAAACTCTTTAGCTTCCAGTTCTGCAACATTTCTTGGAGAATTTGATTTATGACAATAACCTTCAAGTATTGACGGCAATGCTTTAGCCAATCTCTTTTCATCTTTATGTCCGATTGCTCTACGCACATTGTCAGCTTCGCTGCCCGACAGTCCGCATATTTCTTGAAGAAACTTAATTGTGTCCTCTTGAAATATTAAATATCCATTGTTTTTATTAAGCAGTTTATCTATAACCTCTGACGGATTTTTATGAGGTATATGCTTAAATAGCTCCTCTCTGTAAGAAGAACCTGATGGTCTAATAGCAGCCGTGACTATTGCCATATCCAAAATACTTTTAGGCTTATATTTTTTTAAACAATCTATAGCAAATGGAGACTCAAACTGAAAAATAGAACCTGTAGTTTCTAACATACTTTCCCATACATTTTGATCATCCCAATCAATCTCGTGAGATTTTGGATAAGGTAAATGAGCGAATTTGCAAGTTTCGCTAATAACTTGCACTGTCTTTAATACAAGCAAATCATACTTGGTCAACCCTACATCATGAATTTCATCCATATCAATCTGAAGAGTACAGTAGCCATCTTTCTCGAACACACCGTAATTGTCAGCTAAAGTAATTGGACTAATAACAATTCCTGCTGGATGTACCGACTGTGCATGCTTAATACCTAACAAGCCATCATAGTAATAAAACAATTTCGGATACTTTTGTCTTGCTAAATCAGGATCGGAGTTAAAACATTGCTTAATTTCTTTGACTTTTTGAATAGAATATTCACACTCACTAAAATCGGTTTTTGGGTGGCTTAATTCCCAATTAAGTCGAAATGCTTGTCCTATCAGATCAATAGCAGCCAAATCTTTCAGTGTCGAATATGTAGGAACTCTGGCTGTTTTTGTTTTACCGAATTTATCTATAATATACTCAAACATTTCTGGTCTATCCGATTCTACAACATCAACATCAATATCTCCTACTTCTACTCTGTCTTCATTACAGAATCGAGAAAATACTGTACCCCATTTTTCAGGGTTTAAGTCAATAATATCGGTAACATACGCTGTTCTTGAACCACCAACTGAACCTCTTGAAAAGCCTATTGGTTTCCCTTGATTTCTAAAATGTGAGAGAATTTCACTCATTGAAAGCATAAAACCCGACATACCTACTTTCTTAAAGACTCTCAGTTCTTCAGGTATTGCTTTATCAAATCTATTCTTTTCTTCTGATGAAATAACGCCATTATCAAGCTTCTCTTGATATTTTTGATATACCAATGAAGTAAATTTTTGTTCGTCTTTTTCAGCACTGCCATACAAAATAGGGTACTTAATCGATGTATCAAGCATAAACTCTTCGACACTATCTGCCATAACATTGGTGTTGTTAATAGCCTCTATGTATAAAGAACTCGGTATTGCGTCCTGTGTTGCGAAAGCTTTCACTAATTCATCGTAAGACTTATACACTAAGTCCATCTTATCTTCGCCTTCGTAATGTTGTTTTTTAGCATCTAAGATTACTTGTCTACACTCTGCTTTATAAGAATTAACTGAGTGGGCGTCTGTTGCAGCTATTAGCGGAATATGATATTTCTCAGACAGATATGCTAAATGTCTATTGTATTCAATTTGTTCTTTGCAATTGTGTGGTTGAATTTCGAGATAATCATACCCTTTAACTAATTGTTCATACCATGTATCTTCTACAGGTAATTTATTTAAAGGAGAAGCAAGACAGGCACTTGTTTTGATAATGTTGTCAGACAGTGAAAGAAACTCTTCAAACGAGATTCTGCCAACATAATAAAAATGATTTTTGTCAGTTCTTGACAAACTTATAAGCCGGTTGAGTTCCTTAACACCTTCATAGTTTTTCGCAATAAGAACTGTATGATAATTGTCTCGGATTTTGTCTGTATGATTTTTTGTTAAGTAACACTCAACTGCATGTATATACTTAATACCTTTTAAGTCACAATACATTTTCTTCTTAACCCAACCTTGTATATTGCCGTGTTCCGAAAATGCAATTGCATGCTGTCCCAACTCTACTGCTTTATCAACATAATCTTTGTAATTGGTAGCACTGTCTTTAAGAGAATAGTCTGTATGTATATGGTAAGCAACATAATTGTCGATAATATTAATCTTCCTTTCCGAACACTTCACTTGTCTCGTTTGGATGCGGGAAAGGAATAGACTCTGTGTACTTATTCTTATCCCATGCGTATTGTTTTCCAAACTCCATTTCGTTGGTGTAAAATCTACGAGATGGCGGATCGTACCACATTGGAATTGATAAATTCTCCTGTCCTCTCATCCTGTCTTTCAAAACATCCAATATAACATCATAATTTTTAACTAATTCGTCACCAGTTTGCTTTTCATTGGGCTTCACTCTATATAACGAGAAACTTCGATGAGCGAGATCTAACATACCTCCAGAACCACCAATATCATATTTACAAAGGCGAGTAACCTGCTGTCCTTTTCGTGGATGAATAACCAAAATAATAACAACTTGAAATGTGGCTGCAAATTTGGTCAACCAAGACATGAATGCGTTTTGTGTTTCGTTTTTATTGTTGTCGGTAGCTCCAAGATTGATGACCGTAAGATTGTCCAATATGAGCATTTTACAGCCATACTTCCTAACACAATCCTCCATTGATTTTTTGATATTATCGACTGAGTTGTCATAATCGTCTTTATAAATATAAAGACGATTTTTATAATATCCATCAATTTTAGTACGAGCACTTTTACTAACTTTGTAATATACACTTCCTTTACTGTCATGAAACTGATCGATATTATGTCTACCTGCAAATATAAAATTAATCCAGTTTTTCATCATCGAATTAGGCAGCTCTTTAGAATACAACCAAACAGACTTTTGTTGGTCAAGTGATTGACATATAAACTGTGACAGTAAAGATGATTTACCACTGCCATTAGTACCCGTCAGAATCGTAACTGTGCCATAAAACATTTTCATTAGCTTATTGTCTAACTCTGTAATGCCAGTATAAATACCGTCAATTTGAGAAAGGTCAACATCTTCAATGTCTGAAAAGTCAATAACGCTATCGACAGGCGAATCTTTTGCATCCAGTATAAGTTTTAGCACATATTCTTTTCCAAACCAATACAATGTCTCGTTGAGGTCACTAATAAAAGCTTGACTACCATCTGATTTTGTTACCTTTGTGGGCAACTGTACAATCTTTGTTCGCCAGTTTCCGAGTCTACTTGAAACCTCTTTAATCATTTTTTGTCCCGCTTCATCATTATCTGCACATACAATAATATCGGTGAATTGTTCTAACCAGTCCCAATTATGTTCAATCCAATGAAAGTTTCCAGCCCCAAGCGGGACACTAACTGCATTAGTGAATCCCGCTTCTATAGCCGAAGCACAATCAATTTCTCCTTCACATATTAGCAAAGGACTGTCAACATTAACACGATTCATATTGAACAATATTGGACTTGTATCTGCATCTTTTTGACACCATGTTTTTACTTCGCCTTTGCTTTTATCTATCTTATGGCTTGGTCGGTATTTAACCAAAGTAAGCACATCATTCGTGTCGTAATAGTTAAACACTATATTTCCATGAGAGTCTTGTCTAATATCGCAATAGTCAATTGTGCTTGGTGATATTTTTCGTAAACCTAAGTATTCTTCGATTTTGTTCTTTGAGTGACATTCTACAGGTTTTGGGTATCGGTACTGGGTTTTAGTCTTTACGCCCATCTCTCCAAACGCATATTTAATGCCTGCTTTTTCAAATAAATACTGAACTGCTTCCAAATATGTATGTCCTTTAATCATATAAGCATCAATAATGTCAGTCGATATACCACATCCGAAACAATGAAAATTATATGTTTTAGGATTGTAAATCCAACTTGGAGTATCTTCCTCGTGGAAAGGGCAACATGCTCTCAAACGACTCTCATCAAAATTTTCAACTTCCAAAATTTGAGCTATTTCAAAAGCATTCTTCTCTCCTAATTTCTCTTTTGCTTTATGAATTTTGTCCTTTTCAATAAGCAAACATAATCACTCCTCAAGAAAATCAAAATCGTCCTCTTCAGTATAGCTTTTAGAACGCTCACAAAACGCCCGTACCGAACAAAGGTTGTTACAAAAGAAATCATCACACTTGTAATTATTGATATTTTTGTCTTTAGCAGCGTACTGCACGAACACTTTATCTAACCAGCATTCTTCTTCAAGAATTTCATTTATGGAAGCCTCAGCCCAAGACAAAGCTTTCTCGTATTCACTCTTATTGAAATCTACGCTTTTCATTTCTCCGAGCTTAAACATATTAAAAATCAATTTTGTGGGATATGTGTGATATGTTTCGTATATGTATTTGGAATACAGGTACAACTGAAAAAGATACTTCCGTAATTCTTGCTCGTTCTTAAAAGCTCCTTTGCTTTTGTGGTCGCAGATAATATACTCGCCATTCTTCTCAAGTATTAAGTCGATAACACCAACAAAGTTATACTCGCCAATTTTGGTTTTAATCTTCTGTTCAACACCGACTACTTGATATTCAGAAAAAACATCCTCAAAACCTCGAAAATATTCAAGACCTATTTGGTAATACTTCTTATTCATATCAACATAGCGATTTTTAGGGAAATCAGATAAAACCGTTCTTTTATAAGCATTTTTGTACTGCTCTTCAAGATCAAAAATGCTGCTTTGACCTTTGTAATAACTTTCTAACAATTTGTGACATAAAGAACCCCATTGACTAAAAGCGTTTTCCTCTTGGGGTTTCCTATCAATATATGATAGGAAGAACATACGAGGACAAGTCTGATAAGAATTTATACTGGAAAACGACCAGTATCGGTTTTTTAATTGTTTTAAGTTAATCAAAATGGTAAGTCGTCCTCTGTTTCAGATGTAGTAGATTCTGCCTTTGACGGCGTAGTTATATTTGCGTCATCACCGCTTTCGTCACGCTTGCCGTCACAAAATTCTACATTCTGTATCATAATTTCTACAACCTGACGCTTCTCTTTTTTCTCTGTTTCGTATGTACGAGAAGTCAGTTCACCATCAATTCCAATCTTTCTTCCTTTTGAAAAATGCTTACAAATAAATTCAGCAACACTTCCCCATGCCACGCAGTTAAAAAAGTAGTCGTCGTTGTCTTTGCCATAAGACCTCACTGCAATTCTAAAATTAACAACCGACTTTCCATTAGTTGTCGTTTTAAGTTCGAGTCCGGTTACAATTCTTCCAATTTCACATACTTTATTCATATTAAGCCTCCCATTGTTCAAGTCGCTCAAGCACAATTTTTAGTGTCTCTACATCTGTGATTTTGGTCGGATTTTGATGTCCTGACATATCTGCAATAGAAGCATATAATGCTTTACTATCAACGCCTTTAGACACCAGTTCCTTACAAATAGACACTACTTTCCCTTTGAGCACATCTAAATCAGATACTTTCTTAGCTTTGGTACGCTTTGCTTCATCACTCAATTCTTCGCCATACCAAAGATTCAAACCAAGACCAAATAATGCTGCGTTTTTTGTTAGGCATCTCTTGATAGCTTTGTTTACCATCGTAGATTCTACCTGATCGGCTGATACAGACTTATTACGGTTATCCATAATAGCCAACTGTTCTTCTTGAGTTTCTCCGTTAATGGATAACACTGTTTCAACCCAACAAGTTTTTCCGTCAGTATGGTAAAGATTACCGTTATCGTCTCTGACCACGGTATATGACGACCTTGGAAAATACTCTTTTATGTATGCCCATGCAGACGCCCATGGTAAATAATTCATACCATTTTTCGGCTTAACCTTGCCAGACACATCAATTGATGATAATGTTTGATAAATTGACTTGTTGTCAGAAATAATAATTCCCCCTATATATTAATTTTTTGTTAATTCAGCACAATCATAAGCACCACCTCCTTGCAGTTTTATACTTTCTAATATGCAAAACTGACTTAATGATTGTTTTTTAAAGGCGAACTGTACCGCCTTTAAAAATCTTTATTAAACTTTATATAAGTGAATAATACTTATCCTTCCAAGCAGTGTATTCTGCGTGTATAGTTTTTAGTTTATCTTGGAAATAAACATCTGTTTTCCCATCGTGTTCGGTATAACTCCGAGAATGCATTAGTTCAGCAAATGTAGGCATAAAACCCTGCTGTTCCAATATGTACTGCCTGTAAAACACTCCGCTTTTATATAACGAATCATAAGATAATAATTTCGACAAACGATATGCTTTTGATTTGCGGGTTATACGAGTTCTTAAATATTCCACTGTTATATTGTTAAGACGGGTGGTACCTCTTAACAATTCACAACCTTGAACTCTGTCGAATTTACGAACAATACCACCCCTTGTTGTAGTGGTTAAATATTTCAAAGAACACAATTTGTTGATCGTTATATAAGCTTCAGTTGGAATCTCGTAGAGCGTATTATTGTATGCAATAATTTTCTTTTCGTTATTGTTATCTATAGACACATGATTGCTTGTAATCTTTATCGTGTCTCCTTTTGGGATGCCCATATAAGCCATCCAGACAAACCCTCTCGACAACAAATCAACATTATCTTCTATTTCCGGTGAAAATACAGCATCGAGTTGAAATTGTAAGTGCTGTGGAGACGAAACCAATACCGTATTAGCATTAATATCCATAGCCTGCAACACATATGAAGATATATTTGTATCACAAATATGATTCCTATACGCCCAATCTAAGTAATTCCTTAGCATCGAGGCATCTTGTTTCCGTGAAGCATATGTTTTACTGCCCGCTACTTTAGCCTGAACTTTCTGAAGATTTTCTTCTGTGAACCGTGAAATGTCCTTTTTAGATTCTCGTTCAAAAATTTCTATATTATTAAACAATGCCGTCGCTAACAGTACATTTTGTTTCGACGATAATGTCGAAACAAAAGCCATTTTCGTAGTCTCATTATACATATCATCAGCACCTCGAATAAATTTATATATGTATAATGTATCACATTTGGCATTATTTGTAAACAGAAACAATCGCTGAAAAGTTACATATTAACGCATTTCTCTTTGCACTTCACGATTCCATTCGCAAAAATCATAATAATCCCATCCTTCAATAATGGCAATCTTTTTTATTATATCGTAATCATCATAATAAGTAATACCTGCGTCATCTAATATCTGCTGATATTCCTCTCTTTTGCGTCCTCGTTCCGATGTATAATACCCAAACAAAGCGTCCTCAATTTCGGACTGTCTTTCTTTGTTGTATCTATGTCTGGAATTCACTCGATCTTTAGCCCATTCAAATTTTGAATAATGCAAAGTGGTCTTCAAACCTTCTGTTACTGTTGCCAAACCAACCAATAACAATTCTCCTATCATATATAACACCTCTTCTTATTTAAGTTTTATCCATATATATCCTACTGCCAAAACAACTAAGCAGAGGATTAATTGACCAAAAGTCACGCCATCACCAACCTTTTGTCTGCAAAATCTTGACTTTTCTCCCAAACATGCAGTAGCTCATCAAATGACAAATACGCAATCGCAGAAGAAGCAAGTAAATTTGCTTCTGTGATGCGAGTCATATGATATGAACTGAGTTTTGTAAGTTTTTTGGAGATTCGATCTTTAGAAATAGATATTGGGTTTTCACACAATACTATGCTATCATACCTAAGACCAGAATTCTTGCTGCTAATATACACATGCGTAGGCTGAGATATCTTTTTTATCGAAGTAGTCAAAGGAAGAACAACAACATTAGGACTGTATTTATTACCAACATCATTTTGAAAAATTACACCCGGTCTTATTCCGCCCTGTGTGTGTCCATCTTGTGGAAAATCTATGAGATATACTTCGCCAATCTTTGGCTTGATTCCTAACATTCAAGCCCTCCTTTCTGGATTTCTTGGCTTTATTATATCACACAGTTCGTAAATGTCAAGTTCGTTTTGTATATTTGTATGCTAAATATTTATCGCCATTGTTAAGCACAATTAGTAATTCTGCACAATTAATATCTATGTATCTTACTCCTGCAAACACTACACTGCTGCTTACAGGTTCTTTTTGATTACTGAATTGTATTACTCTATCATTCAATATCGACCATTTTACCGTATCATATTTTTTGTCGTTGAACACAAAATAATAGTTTTTCAGTACACTCTCCCAATCTTTTAATGCAACTATCATATATATCACCCTTGTATGTAGAACATCTGTTCGATTATTTATTATAACAAGAGAATAAGCTATTGTCAATATAGTTTGTTATATTGTGCAATTACATCACCTACTAAGTAAATATACTGATCCGCCTCTTCAATCGTCATAGTTCAAGTTATTCATATATATTCATTCACCTTTCACTATTATTGTACAAAATTTTCCTATCCAAATTCAACCCACAAAATATGGAAATAACATTGACAAAATTCTCCAAATAGTATATTATTATGTTAGGCTTTGGAAATGGGTAGGCTAACGCTGACCATCTTTCGATAGCTTACTTGGTATAGACATCACCAGATTTTCGCAGGTCGGAGTGATGTCTATTTTTTTCTGTATAAAACCTTTGTTTTATATTTCTTCCGGTACATAATGTTCGTACCGCAGTCTATTTAACAATTCTTCCAGTGTAATTGACAGAGCATATTCTTTGTCTGTCATACCACCTATAATAGATTTTTTTAAACTAAATCTACTTACTATCTGTATGTCAGGCGAATTTGCAACAGAGCGAGACGAAATAATAACATAACATTTCAAATCTTTACCATAGAGCCGAATGTCATTTTCTACTCTTTCTCTCATCTCGGTATGATTAACTTCGATTGGTTTATTGTTATTGTCAAACCACGGCATTTAGATACCTCCTTTTAAAACTTACATTTTAATCCATTTTCAAATTATCTATTATTACCCCTGCGTTTGTTTCGAGATAGCTAAAATAATAAGCACCAATTATCGAGTGTGGTTCTTCATATGCCTTTTCTCTTATTTGTTCATCTGTAATATTAGCACATTCGGCACATTCGATGCGTTCTTTTTTTATTTGTTGTATCTCTTTTTTGTAATTATTCGCAATCTTAAATCTAAGACTACGAGCATAATCAATCTGTTTTTCAGACACACCTTCGATTGTAGGCAAATTGAGTTCCTTTTCAAGTTTGTCTGTGAGTTTTATAGTTTCAATTTTTTTACACTCTGGACAAAGCCCTGTGTTTTCATACCATGCAATCTTTCTTTCACGCTCAGATGTTTTACCAAAAAGTGTAATCTCGCCTTTGTGTCCACACGAGTATGTAATGTCGTACTTAGCCATTTTCTACAAATTCGCCTCCAAGTCCGTACTTTCTTACAAAAGCCAACCCTATATCTAATACACAATAACACTCTCCAACAAAATTATAGCGCAATAGCGACAACCCTTCTCGCTTTACCTTTTCCGAGGCGTAAGCATCAAGAAACACCTCAACTAATCCATTATATAAATCTCCACCAATTTTTCTTGTTATCGGAAGTTTTTTATATTTTTGCCAAGTATCTATATTGTCGATATTTTTAAAACCACATAAACTTACAAAATCTTCAAAAGAGAGTTTTGATAATATACTTTCAATCTCATTTGCTCGTTTAAAAATGAGCAATATTTCTTTTTTGTTTGTAAGGTTATCTATGTGTAAGTTTAAATCAATTCTGCCTAATAGGTCTGTGTGTACAACCATGCACTTTGTAATTGAATCACAAAAGGCTGTTGGAGTACCATATAAATAATTATATGCAATGATTGCATTTTTGCATGTGCTGTCGCCAATTCGTTTGGCATACTGAGTAATTATGTCTTTTTCATAGTCTGTGTATTCCTCATTTTCTATATTCTTATGCCCAAATATGTATTCAAACAATTCATCACATATTTCTTTTTGCGTCACAGTTAATCACCCTTTTTATTATTTATTTTTGCCCTAAATCTCCTTAAGTTTCGAGCATTACGAGATAACTTATCTGATGGCAGGTTATATTCACCTTTAGTATATTCAGAATGGGCATTGTATACTTTATTAGATATGCCCAACTCGTTACAGATTTCCTCCTGAGAAACCCCTTGTTTTTTTAAATCCGCAATATTGGCAGCCAACTTATCACCAATATCGACACCTTGACTAATTAGCATTTTACGCATTTTTGCGTGACTAACACCTGCTTTCTTAGCGGTTTTCTTAATGCTGCCATATTCTTCATAGTATTCCGATATTGTTTTCATACAAACTCCACACCATAATATTCTTTACAGAATTTGGCTATCTCTTCAACAGAGTATTTTCGGGGATACATATTCTCCCAACATGGATTTTCCCAACGATAATCCTGAATGACGTCATGAATAGCGTCGTCATTATAGACTTTATATTCGTTATGCGTAAAATCACAAAACTCATCTGTCCAAACTTCACCGTCATCGGTATCAATCATAAGATTGCCATAGCACTCATTTGGTGCTTCAAGTGTAATAAAATTATAATTACTAATAACTGTTTTTAATGTTTCGAGATTACCTCTAATCATAATACTGTATCCTCCTTATATTGTATCAATCCGACATACTCATATGTCAATCATTATATCCGTAAACCACATCATAATAACTTGTCTGCGGTTCAATCAGCCAATCAAATGCCAAGCAATTTAACGCCCTAACACACAAATCAGTAGTTGAAAAATATTTTTCTGTTTTGATACATTTGTCATACAGCCAATAATCTATTGTATTGTGTATCAAATCAATATTTGTCTGAACATCAAACCGTTCATCCTCTGTTGTCGTATAAGCAATGCTTATACATTCAAGATTTGAAAAATCAGCAGTTGAGTCATATTCTTCTTCGCAAAAATCAGATATCAACCGTTTTGCATCGTCAATTGTATATTTTCTCATTTTGTATTCTCCATTATTATATCATAATATCAACAATATTTCAAGTGAAACTCGCTAATATTTTATTATTTTCCACAATGTTAAGCCAATCTATTGGTTCTTTGGTTCTCCTGTCTGTTAATAAACCTTTTCTCAGTAAGGGTAACAGAGTATTAAGATGAGTTTTGGCTTCGATATATGTTCCAAACAATCCGTAGGGTACATATGTGTCAGCATCTTTATTATAACCTTCAACACTAAACATGTTCTCTATCTTGTCCACTTTACGCACTCCTTTTTCTTTATCGGCATTAAAATACCGTCACCTCTATCTGAAGAAAAGTATATTGGACTTGTTTCCCACTTATCCTCATTTGCTTTAGCTGTCAAATTCTGCCAACCTAAAGTCTTATAGATAAGCAGCAGATATTCAGCATTGACCATAGGCGATCTTTCTCCAAAATCATAAGCAATAGGTTCATGATTTCTGCCTTTATATCTTTCAGGTTCATCATCTTTAGCGTTCTGTATGTAATCCTTTAAGTATTCTAAACTTAACAAATCTAACTGTTCAGTGTTTTGACAAGCAGACAAGAACAAATTATCAACATTGCCGAACGGAATCTTTGCTTCTGGAACAGGTAAATGTTCATTTAATCTTATCGCAATACATTCTGATATAATAATCTGCCGACCTTGCTTGTCATAGAAACAACCTGCATAGTCTTTTCTCGCTTTTGATATTAGTTTAATAATCTTATTGGCTGCACTTGTAGCACTTCTAAGTTCTGTTTTGGTCATGTTCATAGTTTACGCACTCCTTTTCAATTCTTCAATTACTCGCTCCAACATTCACGGACTTGTCTTGGGGCGGTTTCGTTAATTTCATAATGTTTCATTTTATTACATTCCCTCTTTATCTACAATTTGATTTATAACATTTTTGCACTCTGCAACAATTTCTTCTGTTGTCCATCGCTTTTCCCATTCTTCGTAAACACCAAACATATTTATATGAACACCAGACATACTTATATAAGAATTAGGCATATAATCACCGTAGTGAGCATAATCCCATCCAATATACCATTTACCATTAGTTTTTTCTGTGTCTAAAGCAGATAAGTAATCTCTACCGTAAGTTAATCCTCCATGACAGTCAATATCATTTTCACAATAATCTTTGTTTGCCAATGAAGTGTTTGATACATCTACATAAGCACACGGATGTGTTCCAACACTAACAACATAATATTTAAAATTTTTATAATCTCCTGCTGCTAAAATTTCTCCTTTGTTGTTTCTGTTAGGTGTATATATCATCTGTTTCATTTTATTACCTCCGTTGAAAATTTTCGCCTATAAAGGCTTTTTTAACTCATTAAAATATCGGTTTTATATTCAGTAATTATCATAATAGTCATCTTCAAAAATTGTATAAAAATTAAGACTTATAAATGCTTGATAAATCGAATATCCTTTTTCGTTTGGTAGAACTTCTCTTAAATCATACGGATATAGTTTGAGCGATTCTAAACGCTTATACTCTCCAGTGAATACAATAACAATGACATCATCGGTTTTGTTTTCAACCGTACAAGTAAGATAGTAACCTTTGTTTTTTATTCTAATAGCGATTTCTTCAGCCTCATAAATAATTTTACTCATATCATATACCTCCATTCCATACCGCCAATATGCGCGTCACCGTTTTCATCAAAGTCGCCTTTTGTAAAATGAGTACCATTTTCCTTATTGAAATCCTCGATACTATCCCATTCCGAATCGTCATACCAATATGTAAAATAATCTACTGTTTCATCAGTAATAATGTTACCCTCGTCAACAATATAATGTTCCATAAATCCTCTACCTGTTCCTTTTGAAAAAATCTCAACAGTAAGATTTAATCTCCGTGTTTCAGATTGAATATCAGAACCTGTTTTACCGTCCTTTAAACGATAGTCATTGAAAAACATACAGCATTCCACAGACCAAGCACAAGTCCCGATTACAATAGCCGCAAACTCGTCCTCATTTTCTGCAATCGGTTGTGACACATCAGCGTCATACACTCTGTAAAAATGATGTGGGTTAGTATAATCTGCTTTGAGAATTTCAATAAACTCCTCGACATTTTTTCTGTTCTTACCTTTAATTTTCATTTCATACTCGCAAATATTTGGCATAATTATTCCTCCTTATTTTCGTCAATGTACTTACATACATCTAAATAAATATCATAAATTTTATTTTGACACCATGCCATATCTTCATATACATCTTTCATATCATAAGGTGCCCCATTACTTCCGTGTCCATCTGAATCTAACCAAAGATATGTTTCATAAGATACATCAAAATTATCGTAATAATCATAAACATTATCACAGAAACATTCAATGTTATTTCCTTTCTCGATTGATAAACTACATTCCTGTCCTTCAGGTGAGAAAAAAGATAACTCTACATAAACACTTTTGTCATCTTCAGATATTTTGATGTCATCGCTTATAAGAATATCAATTAAGTTATCTGGTAATTTATACATACTTTATTCTCCTTGTTATGCACAATTCAGCCACTGAGAATAAATGTAATCATAATCTACTCCCATAATATCCGCAAGTAAATTTAAAGTGTTCATTCTTTGTTACCTCCTTAATTAAAAAAAACTATATTATGTAATATTACATAAACAATTTCGAGCTATAAAAGTGTTTTAATCTCTGTTTGCCGTAATCAAATCATTATTATATAATTAATGCCATCTGAATTCATCCGAACCTTACAGTCTTGTTTCTTAAACCAATTTGCAACTTCTGGTGAGATTGTTCTCCCTACACCTAATTGCACCAAATCGTGCCAAACATATGGTATAGTTTCATATTGTACTAAAGTTAATTTATTTTTTCTCATATCCACAGCATTATCAATTGATATCCATTTTATAAAGATTGCTTCTGTTTTTTTATTAGCTCTATACTTTTTGCCGTCATACCATTTATATAACATTTTTTGCACCTCATTTATGAATATAACTATTAAACAATCTTAAAAGTAATTACTTACAGATACACTTTACGCAACTCCATATCTGATAATCCGATTGTTCCATCAAGAAGATTGTATAACATATTATATTGCTCATTCTCATTAGTAGCATTGTTTGAAACGAAATCAAGAATATTACTAATCAGTCGATAACTCTCACCAGTTATATTGAAATTTTCTTCAATGTATAACAAAAACTCTGATTTATTCATTTATATTTCTCCTTATCATTTATATTTCTCCTTAAAAGTGCCGTTTTAATCTTCTCTAAATATATATTCAAGTTCTTCATATCCAACCGGAATATCATCTTCAACGGATATTGTACACCAAGCCCAACCGCCAACTTGGTCTTTATTGATGTCATAATAATCTCCACCGCCCAAACCGTTGCCTACGGCTGTCAATAATGGCAATGGATGTAAAATCCAATCATTATTATTGCATCTTGCTTTATACTTGTCACAATCGAGATATGCTTCTATTGTATGATTAACAAGATACTTACCGTCAAGATACATTTCATCCTGATGTATGCTGTGTTTTTCAACCTCATCTTCCCAAGCAAATTCAAAGAGTGTCTGGTTGATTTCTTTAGAATAATCACCTATCCACGCCACTTTACAGGGATTTTTATATAACAATTTTGCAATTGAAGAAACAAATGGATTATACCACCACGAATGTTCTGTCAATTTTGGCATTGTGTACTTGCCATCAACTTTTTTGTTGTATGTGATTATTGTATTCTTATTCTTAATTACAACATTATAATACTGTCCCATAATTAAACCTCCTGCACATCTACAATTGTTTCAAGCACTTTATACAATACTCTGTATCCTTCTGGATTATATGAATTTTTAGCTGTTGCTAATAATCCGAGCAAACCGTCCGTACATTCCATTATAGTTCGTCTGCTTGGATTATTAAAAGCAATCAAACACAAACCTTCGGCTATATCTTCTGGATAGTATTCTACTGTAAACATAATTAAATCTCCCTACACATTTTCTTTGCAGTCAGTACACCATACTCTTGAACAAGATTCCAAAGCACATCCAACCCTTGTATATCTATATGCAAAATTTCTGTCGAATCTACAATACCTTGTAACCAAGCTTGTGCTGTTTCATCTGCAATATTCATGAATTTTCCATATATCTTTTTGCCAGTATCGGATTTTAAAAGAACAGATAAATTTTTAAAGTAATATGCATCAAGTAAAAGCATAATTAACCTCCCTGAGCCACCATATACACAATATAATTCTTATAGATTTTTTCGTCAAAGTCATCATATACTTCTGTTCTCTGAATTAAGAAATGAATTCCATGTGTATTTGTGTAACTGAAATATTTTTTCGTTCCAACCTGATTAAAGTCAAGGCGACTTCCATCACTAAACACAATATAATTACTATGTTCTTCTGTTACGGTTCTGCGTTTGACAATTTTGTTAATGGTTATAATTCGTTCCATAGCGTTAATGCATGTTCCATCGCTATAGTAGAATCCACTATCAACTAAAATGGTTTCATTATTTGATAGAGTTTCAATAAACTCCTTTTTAGTTATTTGAGTCATAGTTAAACCTCCTTCAGTTCTTCCTCTAACTCGGCAATGTTTTCTTTAATTTCTGCAATATCATTGATTAAAGAATTGTGATCGTCTTTGTAAGATTCTATCCAAATTCTCTCACGCTCAATTTCTGACAGATCTTCACAATAGGTGTTGTAATCTTCATCTAAAGCTTTTAAATCATCTTCTAAATCAGCAAGCTCTGATTTAGCTTCTTCGATTTCAGATTCAATCTCCGATTCTGTTCGTAAACCCACCCATTCATAAACCGTTTCTGAGTCAAACCACAATAAATCATTTAACTCTGTTTCATCAATTCCCTCAGGGTAGTTTTCTTCAAGAACACTTTCCAATTCCTCACACTTGCCTTCACGGCGTATTCTGTCAAGAGTATTAACTGCTCCGCTCCAAGCTTCAAATGTATTTAAGTCCAATTCACTATATATTCTCATTTTTTAACACTCCTCTTCGTGCCAATGTAATCCTCTTGCTTCGTAAAGAGGTATCCAGTGTGCTTCGTAAAAATCATATCCTGCTCCATCAATGCCGAAGAAATACCCGAACTCTCCTGAGTAAAAAATTCTGAAACCACATTCTGACATTAATTTAATGCCGTCATAGTCTGACAACCATTCATCATCTAGACCATCGCCAAACGACCACATCGTTCCCCACATCGGCAATAAGCTATACCTTTCAACCTCAAAATCAGAAATACTTAAAGTGATTTCTGTTCCATCATCAAGGTTAATTGTATAATCATTATTATCAATACCGACCACCTCTCCATATGTTTCCGAATCAAAGCAATACACTCTATCGCCCACACGAGGCATTGTAACCTCCTGCCAGTCATCAATATCTATTGACATAAGTTTTGCAATAATACCACTGTCAATAGCATTAAATTCTCTTACCCATTCATGAGCTGCATCTGATTTTGTGATTATTTTCCGTAACATTATAATTCCTCCTTAAATCAATGAAATATTAGTTTTATTTACTGCTTTACAAAGTAAAAAGGAATACCAGACTGGTATGGATAATAAGTAAATGAATTATCACCCCATAACCTCAAAGCGTGACCTCCACCTTGTTTTTTGATAACTGCACGATATTTTCCATTTTTAATATTTTGCTGTTCCTCATAACTCATACGGTCAAAATCTGTTTTAAATAGCGTATCAATTTGTACCGGTGAATATCTAAATTTATAATCAATGATTCTCAAAATCAAAGATTTTTCCGTTTCTTTAATGCCAACGGTTAATTCATAGCCATCCCATCCGTCTTTATCTGCTTTATATATTCCATGTTGTAACATTTTACATTTCATTGCTCCTTATAATATTACTTTATTTGCTGTAAATCAGTTTGTCGGCTGCTGCGATAAATTCTACTACGGCTTCTCCGCCAATGAGATAATTTCCGCTTTTATTGTAAATATATTCTCTGAATGCTTCCGTGCAAGCATTCACCCTCTGCCACTGATTTTCATTGCCCAAAAGCCATTTGATAATAGCTGTTTTCAATTCCTTTGGCATTTTATTTTTCCTCCAATACATAACCCTGATGGCAATATCCTATTACTTCCGATAGATAGTCTGATATTTCGTCCTCGTCTGTCATTCCTTCAGGTATATCAATTTCTGTCGGCAATTCTCCGTCATCATCATAATCGGTATCCCATAATATGTTTGTTGCTTTTAACATTGTTTTACCTCCTTAAAATTCTTCTTTTATATGTACTTTCTGCGTGTCTAAACTGACAGTAATATCAGGTTTGATTGTATTAAATATAAGTCCTTGCTCTTTGCAAAATTCATAACATTTGTTATAAATATAAACTTCATCAAGTTCTATTTCGTCGTTGGTTTCTGATTCATCGTAGTAGTCATTTAAAATCCTATCTGCCAACTTAGAAATCTGATTTATTGTAATAGAATCATCAAACTCAAAACTCATCTGGTTAAGCGTGTCACGATTATAATCCCATTTTTCAAAACAAATAATTTTACTCATTTACAACACCTCATTCTTTTGTTTGCACCAAAAGCAATAATCACCACAGTCATACACAAAACGAACAACACTACCTCTTTTGTGAGACACAATACCGTTGATGTCACATGGATATTCCCAAGTGTTATAATTATGGAATCTCTCTTGCATAATACAAGCAATTAGAGCTTGTTTTGCCGATAGTGCAAATGTGTGTTTGTTTACTGTACCATCGTTCAATATCTTGTAAACATCTGTCATATTCATTCCTCTATATCTAATAAATCTTCATACTCATCGAGAACTTCAGATACCGCTCTTTCTACAACATAACATCTTACTATGCCATCTGCATATGCCGGTTGTCCTGTCAATGTCTGTTCAAAATCTAAACCAAACACATTCACTGCCTTGAATAGCAAATCAAAATTGTGACACAAATGTTCTTCGGCTGTCCAATTTTCAATGTCTGCGAACTTTTTATTTGCTTGCACTAACAAAGGATTCATATATTCAGTTAGTACCCCATTACTAATTATCTCTTCTTTTTCGTCTCTGCTTATGTATTCCAGAATTTTTATATTATCTCTAATATAACTTCTAACATTTTCTTTAACTGCTTCGACATAATTGTATTTCTCCATAAATGTCTCCTTACAACAAAAACAGCGAAGACAAAAATCTTCGCTGTTTCATTTCTTATTCGTTTGCAAATGCTTCATTATACTGACGCATAAATTCAAGCTCCATCTGTTGAGTTTTACTTGTTGTTCCTAATTGTGTATAATCTTTCGCAATAATATTGTTCTTGTACACACCGAAAAAGTTCATATTACAATAATCAGAATTTATATCAGTGTGATCGTAATTATAGCTATCTGCATAATAATACGCATAATCAGCAATCGCATGAACAATTTGACTATTTTTCTCCCAAGGCGAAGATTTAAGACTCACATTAATATAAATATCATTGTTTGTGACTTTCCAATGACAATCAGGAAATCTCTGAACCAGATGACTTCGTATTCTATTAGATATTAGTAAATTATTACGTATATGATATTTTTGATAATTGTTTGGTATACTATCAATTTTAGTTAAAGTAAACATATTAACTTAAATTCCTCCTTAGTCTTTGGCATTTCTAAATATAATTATTTTTTGTTGGGGTAAAAATAATTATATTTCCAGTTAATTTTTAACCTTTCTGATACTTTACTTTAAGTAAAGCAGTCTTTCGACAATGCAAATGCCAAAGGGAGAGCGTACTCTCCCTTGTTTCAAATTCTTATATGTATTTACGATTTACAATCCAGCCTGTTCGGCTTTGTGTTTAGCAACCATATCTTGTGCTATTTTAATGGCGTGTTTTTCGTCTGGAGCGTAAATATATATCCTGCAAATTTTACCTTCTCTATTTTTCATGATTCCCTTTTCGTTGTAGTCACTTATTTCTGCTGTATTGCTAACAGGATTATACGCCCAACAATAGTTGTCTTTACCGTTTTCTCCATCTTCATATACTTCAATACAAGCTTCCCCCCAATTATCAGAGTAAGCTTCTTTGTATCGTTTTGCTTTTTCATAATCGGTTGTTACATTACAAATATGATAGTCTGAATAACATCCTTTTGTAATAATATAAATTTTCATACTTTCACCTCTTTGGTTAATTACGCAATATCTGTTTTTATCTGCTTATTTTACTGCTATAAATGCAATTATTGAAGGATAAAAACGGAAATCACGGTTTTAGCTGTAAAACTATGCTTTTATTGTTTCCAAACTTTCCAAAAACTGCTTCATAAAAATGTTATAATCTTCGACTCGCTTAATTTCTCTGTCTAAATCCGATTTGGCTTGCCGTATTTCATCCTTTAACGACTTCAAAAAGTTTTTCTTATATTCTTTGACACTTTCTGGAGTATCGTCAAATGTCTTGTTTATAATTCGCATATAATAATCATAGTCGTGATCTGTACTTATGCACATGTCAATCTGGTTTAGCGCAAATATCTTAATGTTTTCATGCAGGTCAGTCGGTGGTTTCCATTTCTCCACTTCTTGTTTGATGCGTTGATACACTTTATCTGTTGCAATCATCTCGTTCAAACACTGTTTGGCTCTATCTATACATGAATCATGTTCTGTACGCACATATTTAGCAAACTCTGTATCTGTCATTTGAGAAAATTTCTTATATTTCTCTACAGATTCTTCATAATGTTTTTGATAAAAGTTATCAGGTGTGAAATGCGTTGGTATAGGTGTTTTCAACCCTTTATCTCTGCTTATTCCTGCTGCTAAACCAAAATTGCGAGAACAGAGTAAAAGAAAATCTTTTCCCGTTGTTATTGTTCCATTTTCAATAAAAGATGTAAATCCTGTTGGCATATTTAAAACTCCTCTTTTATTTGCTTTTCTTTCCGTCTGAATGAACGATTTAAGTATCTCTTACACCAAGCAAGATGTTTATTTGTATGGCAAACATACCGTTTATCACGCACATCTTCTTGAAACCATTTACCTTTATCATTCACTCTCTTGTAGAGATTCTTCTTCATTGTTATCATCACCGTTCTTATCATACAAATCGGTATGAGCAAAAAGTAGTGCCATAACCGTTGCTGTCAGACAACCACCAAATATAGCTCCGATGATAAAACATACAATCTGTAACATTATTCCACCTCTTTACTGCGTATTTGTAACATTATTCTTAGTCTTGATATAGTCCATAACATCGTCAATGTCGGCATAAAGCCAAAATAATACATCGTCATCGTTAAAGTGAGGACATTTGTATGTTGACTTGCACCATTCATTAACTCCATCGTTATATCGACATACTTGTTTATGTAGACATGACATACACTTACTCAACCTTTATCCAATCCTCCTTATTAACCACGAAAAATACTTCTAAACTCTTCAGGAGTGATTTTGCCTAATTTCATATCAATATATGCGGGTAAAGTTCTGCCATTAATAGTAGTCGTATCATAGAGTCCCGCAGCAATACGGAGAACAGCTTCATCAGAACACATATGTTTTTTAGATACCTCACTACAGATAGCTCTAATCGACTCTTGATTATGAAGTAACTGTTCAATAATGTAAATCAATTGCTCATTTGATAAACTTTTTATTACTTGTTTTTCACAATCTAACATTATACAGCCTTCCTCTCAGTTTTCTTAATTACCTCTCTGTAATCCTGCTCAAGAGCATTCATATACGCTTTTGTAGTTTTTATGTAGATGTCAAGGCTTTTTATTCTCCTTTCAGCCTTCTTTAATTTTTTATGATTTACAGCAATACAAATATCGCAAGCGATTGCAATTATTACCGCAACTGCCGAAACCACAATTGATATAATTGTCGTTATATCCATTTCTTACACCACCTTAAAATATGTATTTTATTAGCCGATTGCACCAAGTCTCTTAGTGGTTGATAAGCATTGTGGACAAACTGATTCTCTATATACAGGATTGCTAAAAGCTCTAATTGAGTAAATGTCGGTTTCAAAAACACAACCACACATTCTACACTCAAAACTGACTATACTGCCATCCTGATGAAACAATTTCGTCACACAATCTGTACCGTTTTTAATAATCTTTACCATTTTTATAATCCCCTACTGACGGACTTCTTGTATCACATTCAGGACACTCACATCCGTAAATATCATCAAGGTAAGAATATTCACATTCATCATCATCTACTACAAATCTGCATCCGCATTTTGGACAGATACACAACTGTGGTGGACGATAATATTTTCCGTGTTTAAGAATTTGCACAGTCATCACCCTTTCCTAAAACACATTCTTTGGTATTAAACCCAGCAGCACCTTTATGACCGCCACCGCCATACAACATAGCAACCTTTGAACAATCAACCTTCGTTGAACGCAGAGAATATCTCCATTCGTGACCATTGAAAACAAAGCCAATCAGCATATCATAATCGTCAATGTTACCAATAACAAAATCGTCACTACTCATCATTCCCATATTGACAGCAAAGCATTTGTAACCGTTAAACATAACCTCAAAACCGAAAGTTTCACAATAATGTGTCATTGTTTCTTTGCGATACTGAATCCTTGAAATACCTTCTTTAATTAAGAAGTCTGTAGCACCATAACCATATACAGGATCATTTAATTTCAGCCACCAATTACTGGTTGGCTCTGTGTTCGGTAGTGCTTTAAATCCCGCATGAAATTCTTTAGTTGAATGTCCATATTTGAAAGTCCACACATCATAATCAGCAATCAGTTTCGTAAACATCGGAGCATCTTCCGTCATACTCTCCTCGAATGGTTTAATGTCGCCAATGCCACTATTCGTCATGTGCTTCAAATAACAATATGTGAGCATACAGCCTGCTACTCCATTATATCTGACACCACGAATTTCTTTGTCATAGTTTTCATATTTTTTAATTGCTGAAATATGGTGGTCAATCCAAGTAACATTTGGTGTGATTTTGAGAAGCTTATCCATTTCACTTGGTTCGATTGAGTAATCAACAATATATACTGTTTCGTTTTTCTTAATCTTATCAAATGGAAATTCTCTACCATAATCCATTTTTATATAACCGATATATTCTGCTGCGTAGGCGAGTTCCTTTGCATAGGCGAGTTCCCTAACCCAGAAACCTGCACATTTACCATCAGCATCATTGTGATAAAATATTTTCATTTTTTTGCCTCCTACTCAATTGCTTCTAACATTTTAAGTGTATCAAGGATTTCTACTTCATCGTTTGTAAAGGCTACATTATCTATATCCCAATCTAACATAGAAGTGTCAACACCATGGTTTGTCAGAGTGCATACCACAATCATCTTTATACATTGTAAAATCATACACTTTGTCTTTAAAAGTAAGCTCATATTTGATTGTTTCATTTTCATAAGTTATCGCAAATTTTGCCATTATTTAATCCTCCTTAATTGACATTTGTTTGATTTTTTCAAAGTTTGTCATCGTTACTCACCTCTGCATATTATATGCCAAGCTGATTGCATGCACGATAAAATCCTTCTGCCCATAAATAAACACGAGGATGTATTCGTTTGCCACAATCATAAAGCCACTCAAAGTAATCAGTATCAAGTTCAGAACAAAAATCTACAATCAGTTCTGATGGTATAAACTTGTCGCCGTAAATGCAGTTTGAAACTTCATGTTCAAGATCTTCCCAGACATCATCTTCCGATTCCATATAACACGAACTATGGTCGCTATACGAAGATATTATGTCATCGGAATCAAAATCCTCAAGATTGTATTTAATACTCTCTACAACATCTTTTTCATCATAATAAAACAAATCTGATGCTGTTTGAATCTTGCTTATGTAATACTCAATATCATTTTTTACATATTTTTTAAGATCTGACGGCTTAATCTTATGATACCAAGTAGCAATGCTATCACCCAAATCACCGCTAACTATAAAGCTACCTCTTTTCTTATCTACTATGTAATTCACATAATAATCTCCGCTTCCATCAGCCTTTCGCCAATCAATAATTAGGTAACGGTCTGTGTCCTGAATAAGCGTTGCTTTATGTGTGTTAAATTTCTCGCAGAATGTTGTATTATCAATTTGTGTATTATATGAAACCATTATTTAATCCTCCTCAAAATAGGTAAACTCATATATTTTACAGAATCTACCCTTAGTTCCTTTTGTTAATCGCTTTTTAACATTGCAAAAAACTCTATCATCTCTATAGGCATTTGCACAGTCAAAAACAAAATATTGACAGGTAGCACAACGAGGATGCTTTATTCTGTATTCATTCTTTTAAGCATTTCCAATATACATTTAATTCAGGATTGTCATAAACATTACCAATAACTTCAACTGTACATTCATATTCATTCCAAACACTCTGAGCAAGTCCAATAACACAAACAACTGTGTCATATTTAGAGCCCTCTTTAGGTACATTTATACACAAAGTACAAAACTTATGATAAATTACAGTTAAATAATTATAGCTTAGATTAGGACTACTGATTTTAATGATATCTCCTTCAAACATTTCTGTATCATTTACATCAGTCATATCGGTACAGCTTCCTAAAGTATCCAAATCAATAAATTTAGGTATAATACATCCAGATTCTGTTCCGGTAAGTATGCAAGGATGTAATCCACAACATTTAGGATATAAAGTATAATAACCATATACCCATTCGCCGGTATTTTTCTCTTTAGCTCTACATAATTTAATCATTTACTTTCACTCTCCTTTTTGACCTCCTTCAAAATTAACAACCTTTCTATCATTTTGTAATAACGATAGTTGGTAGTTTAAAATTGAATTGCATATTCTCCCCCCTCTTCACTATCAATTTGAGTTTCATAGGATGTTCTCATTTGTATTACCCTTATTTCAACATACTTCGACAATGAAAGTATATATGCTTTTTGTAAATTTTTGCCCCACAAGGTTTGCCGATAACTTTGAGAGGTCTTGGTAAAACTTCATCGTCTTCACAATAATATTCATCAATGGCATAAAAATCATAATATTTACCGAGGGTTGTTCCGTTCATTTTTTACCGTCCTTAATAGGCTGATTCCAGCATTTAGCACACGCATTGTCTACTTCGCAATTATCTAAACTCGTCACCCCTAATTCATACAGACATATACCTTTAGGAGTTCCATCATCCTTAAGTGGAGTGTTTGGAAAGATTTTCAAAAGCTCACTCAAATAAGTCTTCTGCGGATGTGCATTGCTCCATTTCTGAACGATTGCAATTGCTTTTTCGGAATAAAGCACTTCAAAATCTGTGCAGCATATTCCTTTATTGTTATTACCAGCACTTAAGGGGCATTTGGCACATCCCACTCTGCATACTGTTGATTCTGTTGCTTTCAACATTCTCTTTTTTTCAATAAAATAATTTTCAGTTTTTGAACAATCAATCATATTTTACACCTCTATACTATCTTGTTTAAATGTTGAATTTATTCGTGGTTTTTCTCAGTTAAACTCCAATAAAACCTCACTTTTATTTAATATACTCCCAAATATCTGGCAAATTATCATCAGGTATAAATTCCACATGTCTCCTATAATACCACCAGCCAAAATGCTGCTTAGTTACTCCACCACAGTCGTGTAAGTAATTGCAAGGAGTTGAAAACTCAACACCTATCGAATCACTATCGTCTGCCATAGCACACACTCTGCCTATTACTCCTACATACGGAAAATTAGGATAGTCTAATAGTATTGCTGGAAGTATTTTAACCTTATCTCCAACTTTAAAAAGTTGGTTTTTCTCTACGGACATTATCAATCACATCCTTCGTATTATTCTTTCCAAAGTTTTGGTTTACCATTTTCATCAACGAGTAAAGTCATTGTTCCTTTATTATATGGTATGTCTGATATTGTGTACATTACTTTAGTTTCAGTATCATACACTATCCATGCATCTAACCAACTATTCCGTCCTACACGCACGAACATATTATCTATTCTGTCTGATGTTTCGTCTGTACCGTTTACGGATGTACAACCAATCATTAACATTGAGATTGTTGCAATAATCATAACACACGCAAGTATTCTTTTCTTCATTCCTCCACCTCTACAAATTTGCCGTTTTGTAAAGTATAATATGTATCTGATTTAATCTTTACACCATCTACTATTGACATCTTTGCTCCAACAAAAACCCAGTCATTATTAAACTCATCATATTTCCACTCAGCACAAACAATATGAGCACCAATACAACCTTTTGCCTTACTTTCATAACCCCACGCTACCGCAACAGCTGTAGGATTATCAGCTGAAGACGCACCCTTATATCCTGTGGCTGAAGACGCACCGCAATTTCCTGTGGCTGAAGACGCACCGTAATTTCCTGTGGCTGAAGACGCACCCTTATATCCTGTGGCTGAAGACGCACCCTTATATCCTGTGGCTGAAGACGCACCCTTATCTCCTGTGGCTGAAGACGCACCGTAATCTCCTGCGGCTGAAGACGCACCGTAATCTCCTGTGGCTGAAGACGCACCCTTATCTCCTGTGGCATCCTGCGTTGTGAAGGTTTTGGATTTGGTAAAATCTATTGCAGCCTGAACAAGTCCGGCTATACTTAATTTTGCACCAATTTTAATTTTAGTTGATGCAATTTTTGAATCTTCACTATCAGAATCGGACGAAAATTCGCCTGTCTGTTCAACTTCATGATATACGCTTGTATTGGGTGAATAATAACCTAAACAATCTAAAGGATATTCACACGCATGAAATCCTTCATTACAAACAATAGCTTTACTTGTTTCATATTCTTTGCCTTCTTCATACTGAAAGCCTCTGCAAGTCATATCCTTGTTAAAACCTTTGTAACTTTTTACTACTTTTGACATTATGTATTCTCCTTTATGCTCTTAATATTTTTAACCACAATTGTGGGTTTTGGAACTTTCTTTCTTTTGAGAACCATCGTCATTCTGCGATGCTCAATTATTGTATCTTTGATGTTTATGTATATCATATTTGCAATGAATGGAATGAACAAAATTAATAATTCGCCACCAAGCATTTCTGATTTTCGTTCATTCACTGCTCCTAATCGAGCAACGATAAACAACGGAATCGTAATGGAAATTGATATTGCACTTATCCAGAATCGCATTCTATGTAGTTCAGCTTTTAACTTCTTCATTGGATTCTTTCCTTTCTTTTATTTGGACGGATTCAGTTCATTTTGATGAACAACCACAGACCGTTATGGTGACGCTTATCCGTCATGCGTCAAGGAGGTTACAAAATGAGTTTGTGCCGATTGCACTCACTTGTAAATGGTGGACTGTCAGGGAGTCGAACCCTGTACCCTCAAATTATGAGTTTGACGCTCTAACCAGTTGAGCTAACAGTCCATATGGTGACACAGAAGAGATTTGAACTCTCACTTTGCAGATTTTAAGTCTGCTGTCTCTGCCGTTGGACTACTGTGTCATATTCGGTATTGTGTAGATTGAAGGCTGACGGAACAACAGTCAAGGGACACTACCATTCCATTCAACGCCAAACTGAGTAACTGATCAGTATAAAGTCTTTCTACAATAACAGTAGATTTTTATTTTGAACCGCAAGGTTATAAAGCTACACAATACCGTTTGGCTGAGCAGGTGGGGATTGAACCCACGATACTGGAGTCAAAGTCCAGTGCCTTAACCGCTTGGCGACTGCTCAATATATTTGCAAGCAAAATGGTTTCCGAAAAACTTGCAATGAATTTTCATTAAGAATTTAATAAAATCCCACCAGATGTTATTAGCATCTACGCAAGTCTGCTTTGATACATTTCATAACATCCTGCTTAAATTTACGAGAATACTCCTTCATTACATTTTCAAAATACTCTTTTTCAATCATTGAGTAATATGCATATTTACCCATCATTTGTTGGAGTTGTGGCAACTCCCAAACTTTACCGCTTAGCCTATCACACATATAATTAAATAATGTAGCTTTGAACTCTTTTTTATTCTTATGACCGACTGTAATGTCGCAATTTTGATTATACATAACACCTAATACGAACTGATTTCCACTTTTAAACTTTGTTTTTTCTTTCTCAATTGTAAACGGAGCGTGAATTTGAGTTAGTGTTTCGTGGATGAATCCAAGGACTTCATCTGGATTAAACTTTCTACGGTGTGAAACTTGTATATCATCGCTATATCGGGTATATATATAGTCTTTTTCACGACATTTTTTTGTCATTATGTAGTCAAATGGTATCATCATAATATTAGTAAGCATTGGACTAATTGGAGTTCCTTGTGGCAAGCCCCCATTAAGAAAACATAAATCTAATGCCCTGCTTAAACACTCTTTTCCAAAATCTCGTTCAATAACTGCACTAAATGGAAATATTTGTGCCATCATAGACATAAGAAACTCTTTGGTAGTATTACCAAAAAAGTTTTGAAAATCAGTTGTTATCCACCAGCGACTATGGTTATACTGATGCTTGGAAACTGCATCCGAGGCTGTTCTATGTCGAACATAAGCGTATGCGTTGGTGTGATGTAATGAAACACCCGCAGTCTCGAAAATCCCTTTTAAGTCCTTCAATGCTTCAGATAATTCATCATCTGGAGCACAAATTTCTCTCCATTTAACTCTGCCATATTCGTCTAATTTCTTTTTTGGAATATAGAAATGAGAATAATGTTTTTCAATTTCTTGTCCAAGATAACTCCATTTTTTATTAAAGGCATCCAATGTGCCAACAACAAAATTGACATTGTATTTTTCTTTTGCACTTGCAGGTATAAAATCAACTCTGCGAGTTACTGTGGCTGCCGCAGATTTAGTACCCCATAACCACTGCGGAGAGTGTATATCTCCTTCAAGCCAACTCCAAATGTTAGGCTTCGATTCGGTTTTTGGCAAACACACATAGTAGCACATAATTATCCTCCTTTACATTACTACCGTGTCAAATTTATATGGAGAAGATATAATCAAAGGGCTTAATTTTCTTTCGGTAATCCATTTAAACAGATTCGTTGTACCTTTAAGTACAATATCTCTTACAACAATAGATTCACCAATCTCTACTCCACATGCTGACACTGGAGTTTCGGCTTTTGCTTCTTTATGTGTGAAATTCATTGTTTTAATCAAATTATCCACACTTGGTTTATCTCTCCACTCTACTGCATAGTGCTGTGCATCATATCTTGCAGTACGGTAATTCAACATTACCTTTATGTATGGATTAAGTCTATTCTGTTTGCAAATATTTCTGCACAAATCAATGTTGTCAGCACAAAGAATTACGATTCCGTTAAGTCGCTGATCAATATAGCCTTTATCAAACACCTGAACTTCGATATCCGGATTAACAGAAAGCAAGATGTTTTTTAATGACTCTGCTTTGTTGTGGTTTAAATCAGAATTAAAAAACATCTGGTTGCAAAGATTTTTACTTTCAACGAAATCAAAATCATATAATTTAAACTTGCAAAAGCCATATCTTGCAAGAAGCTCTGCCTGCGTACTACCTACGCTTCCGCATCCAACTATATGTATAGTGGTTGACAACTCCTTCTGATATGGGTTAATATCTCCTAATTTACTTAAATCCATTCCGTAAGACCTCCTTAATATATATACAGACTTGCCTGTTCAATCAATGAATCCCTATCGTTAGTTATCGCTCCTTTATGTACAAGATTACTCAACTCATCATGTACATCTTTGGCGTCCAAATAAGCAACACCAAATATATCTTGAATCTCTTCAATAGATAGCTCAATAGAACTCTGGCTTTTTACACCCGTATTACCGTAGTTGTAAGGATATTCATAATACGAATACGATACTCGTTTTGGTTCTGTAACCATATCGTTTAATTCTTCCTTGAAAGACATCAATGTATCGTAAACTTCAGGTGAAACACAAAGTATTTTTCCAAACGACTGAATATTATTTGTGTTTAATGTTATCTCAGGCTGAGTATCCTTACTTGTAGACTTATATGCTAAATTAAGCACACCATCATAAAGATATATATTGAAATCACCTTTTTTATTTATAATCATAAAGATATAAAAATCAGTATTATCAATCATTTTCACGATATCTTCCTGAAATTTAGCATCAACAGATGATGCTGATGTTCCCATATTTACATGAGAATGCCCGTGAAATCTAAGACTGTTATGTATATCGTCTGGTAACTCAGTCTGCCATTCGTTATACTCTTCCTGAGAAGGCTCAACGGTTGTTGGAGTAACTACTTGAGGATATACAAAGATATCAGTAATAACAAAGTTGTTGTTTTGCCTTTCGACTGTACCATGCCACCCCACCTCTTTGTCATTTACCTCAACGAGCATCATCATTTTGGCAAAAGCTAATGGAGTGAAAGATATTGTAGGTGTTTCCATACCTGTCGGTATCTTTAAAAGTTGCATTTTATGTTCTCCTTTCGTTCCATTCGTTTACTGTCATAACTTCTCCAGACTCCTTATCCATAATACACGAGTAGTCTGCCTCATTGAGCAGAGCTCCCAACCTATGCATCACCGTAGAATCCATAAAATTCAAATTTTGTGACGCAGTAAGAATAAGCTGTATTGCATAGCAGATATTGCCTTCTGCTAATGCAGTTGCGATATCTATTCTAAAACCTCCAAAGCAATCAAATAAAGCCAAATGAGGATGAGGCATATAACCGTATATATATGTCTCGTAAGCATCAAAAGAATTGTTATCAAGACTTATACCGATTCCACATTCGGTTAATAGATCAATTCTGCCATCAACCATCCAACATAAAACATCCTTACTTACGCTTGGCATATTATTAATAGTGGAATTTTCTGATTTTAATATTTCGGCAAAAGCATCTTCATCATACTGAGTAATCGGGTTGCATACTACAAACTCAAGGTCTCCTCCATTAATTTTCACATTAGAAATCGCACTGTTGTTTGTAAGCATATCTATCAATGCAGCATTATCATTATCATTATCGTTGTATAATGATAATTGTTTTTTGCAATCCAACAAGTTTTCGTAAACCTTTGTCGCATTGGCTACATAATGTCTATAATCCGATTCATAATTCTTAATCCTATCGTGTAGTCGATCAAGAGTGCGTTTCTTTTTATACTGCGTAAGATCGGCAATTTGAGCATTTAACACAATCTTCGATAATCCTTTTTCTTCTGAAATTTTGTCGGCTAACTCGAACAATTTATCATACGAACCTTGGCTTATTCCATCAACAATTGGTTTGAATTTGTTTTTGATCTCTTTTGCAGTGCAAACAAAGTCAAACAGCGGAATAAGAAAAACAGCTATCGTTTCTGCTGCACATTTTGCATTAAACGGCTCTGTCCAAAAAATATACTGATTGCCGCCAACCCATCCTTTTGATTTATTGTGGGTTAATTCGCAATATTTATCATAATTCTCATACGATTCCACACTACAGTTAAATTTCTTATTAATTTCCTCCATGGTGGGTTCTATGTCGTTAGACCATATATAAACAGCTTTGTCTGTTGCGGCTCTCTGTGGTGCCCGTGCGCCGGAAACACAATCAAAAAATATAGATGGCAAATCACCGTTCTTAGTATAATAAGGTTCGTAAACACATTTGACAAATGTTTCGATTATCTTGGGGCAATCATCTCCAAATGTAAGACGGCTATCAAAACAACTCCGAGTGTATAAATTTGTAATTAAATCCATTTTCTATTCCTCCTTAGATTTTGGCATTTCTAAATACAATTATGGCAGCGAGAAGACGCCTGCGGGAAGCTTGGTCATTGGAATTCTTGATGTAATTATAGCTTTGATGTGGTTTTTTTCAGTTGCAAACCGTGGATACGAATGTTCATTTCAGGTGTAACCCTTGAGTTTGTGAGGTAGTCGCCGCTCCTCTTTTCCATCACCGTGCATTTTATTCACCTTGCCTTCAGCAGCATCTTATGCCGGATGAGTCTTCTGCTCCTAACCTTTCTGATACTTTACTTTAAGTAAAGCAGTCTTTCGACAATGCAAATGCCAAAGGGAGAGCGTACTCTCCCTTGTTTCAAATCAAATTATGCACAATCAGCTTTGACAACTGATGCAAGAATGTATGTATCTCTTGCGCCAACAATGTCAGACAGTGTTCTGTTGACATCCTGTGCAGATACCACAACGCCGTTAAGATTGAGAATACCATTACCCATTTCGAGCTGGGCTTCATTGAAAGCCTGCTGAACTGTCATTTCATCCGGGTTGCCAATGATTGTTTTTGACTTAAGATTGTTCTGAACTTTAATGCTTTTCATTATTATTTCCTCCTTGTTTACGCTGTTACAATCGAGCCGACAATTTTTGCAATGTTTGCATCAATATCAATACAAGCTTCTGATACATTTCTTTCAATCTGTTCAAGATTTGTCAGAATTGAACCAAAGTTTTCTGCAATCCACACCTTTGTGTTGTTGGCAGCTTCTGATGGGAGAGGAATTGTAATTGATGCTTTTGACGCTGTGTAAGAATTACTTACAAAAGAAATTCCGCAATCGCTAAAACTCTCTCTGTGTTCGCTTGGCTTTACAGCGAAAAGCATATTGCCATCGTCATCCTTTAAGGACAATACATCTGGCTTGTGTTTGTAAACTTTAAAAAGTTCCTCCATTGAAAAGTTGGCTTCAATAACCATCACATTGTTTAATGTTTTTACAGTCATTTTGTGACTCCTTTCTGCCTCGTATGGCACTTTAATTTATTTCTACTTTAGCATTACCCAGTTACACCACGAGGAGGTAGTAGTTTTGTAACCGCTCACCCCTATCTAAAGGGGTGCTGTAACATTTCTTAAATAAAGATGGAGCTTGAGAAGAGTCTGTAAATTGGTCTTGTTTCTGGCTAATCGTATTGGTTTTCTGCTCTTGACTACTAAAGTAATCTTTTTATGTGGTTTTTCCGTTTGGGTTTGGTCTCGGAAAAAGTCCTTTCTGTGTAAGAACTTTAGTCGCCTGACGAAATCCTGTGCCAAAGCTGTCCACGACGGGTTCGCTTTGAGCCTGTATCCCTGTCCTCTCTCTAACCTTTCTAACACCTTACTTTAAGTAAGGCGGCTTTATTTAATAAAGCAAGCAAATGTTACATTATTCAAATCCTATTTCTTCATACGCTTCAACAGCTTCTGTTTCGGTGTCACCCGAACATAACACATTGCCATGCTCATCAACAACTTCAAAGTGACCATTCTTTGCAATTACCGTCATATCACCCCTCACCTGCCACTCAAAATGTGTTCAAATATACTCAAACACATCGAGAAATTAAAGTCCTTGCGGATACTTCTTACTGCTTCGATGTGTATGCTTTGGCGATTGTAAACAATACGCTACTCACAAGTTCGTGTACACTCCACAGTCGTAAATTCCTGCGATAGCCCGCAGTACATACTTACGTTTGCGTTTATTATGCAACTTCGTAAGTTAAAGCATCTCTTAGATTAAGAGCAGCATTGAAATCCCTATCCTCAACATAGCCACAGTCACAACGATATATTCTATCTGAAAGCTTCAAATCTTTCTTGATAGCACCACAGCAATGACATATTTTGGATGATGGATACCATCTGTCTACGACTCTTAATTCAATACCATTTTCATCACATTTTGCTTTAAGCTTGGTTCTAAATTCATAGAACTTCTGTGACGCAACAGCTTTTGAAAGATGTCTGTTCTTCATCATTCCTGATACATTCAAATCCTCAATAGCTATATAAGATGGTTTGGCTTTCACTATCTCAGCTATTGTTTTATTGATATAGTCAGTACGGATATTATCTATTTTATGATGAAGTCTTTGTACTTTGAGCTTTTGCTTTTGTATATTCTTTTGAGTGGACTCTCCTTTCTTTAAGTTCTCATATTTTCGTGAGAGACATCTTTGCTCTCTACGCAGTTTCTTTTCCAATTTTTTAATTCTTGTTGACTTATTGATATTTTTATAAGTTTTACCATTGGAAACAATCGCCAAGTCTTTTAAACCCAAATCAATTCCTATACCACCATTGCTATTATTAGCAATCTTAACGTCGGGAATTTCTACAAGAACTGACACATAGTATCTGTCTGCTTTGGTGGATACTGTACCGCTTTTGATTTTCCATCCGTCTTTAGTTGTTGGTATATAGCCTTTTTCTTTAATGCGTACCCAACCTAAAGTGGGTATGTTCAACCTATGTCTCTCACATCTACAGTCTTTAGTATTGTTCTTTACGAAATACATTTTTACATCAGACTTACCTTTCTTTTTGAAATTAGGAAAACCACTTTGATGTTTAAAAAATCTGGTAAATGCCATACAGCCATTTTCAATTGAGTACTTTACAGATTTTGAACTGACTTCCTTAATCCATAACTTATCTGGATTTTGTGGAAGATACTCATTATTTAGCCAAACACTAAAGCTCTTACCAGTCATAAACTTTTCATCTTTAGCGTAAAGTTCTTTGTTATGAGCAAGATAGAAGTTATAAATATATCTACAAGTTCCTATTGTTTTACGAATTTTGGCTTTTTGCTCAATCGTCGGATTTATTTCCGTCTTGAAACTCTTTAGCAATTTCCTCATCCCTTTCTATTTGTTTTTTATACTTATGAAGTCCATACAACCTGCAAGAGAATACATGAAGTATAGAAACAATATCCTGTACGAGTTCTTCCTGTGGTGATAGTTCTTCGTTGTTCACTACCACAAGGTACTGGTCATAGGTATAATAACGCCTATCAGTTGGAGTTCGATTTGCCTTTAAAGTTTCTTCTCTGTCCCAGCGTTGCAATGTCTTAACAGACACACCTAATTGTTCATATGTTAGATATATTCCCAAATATCTGGCAAATTATCATCAGGTATAACTTTCAAATATTTCCTACGACAATACCAGCCAAAATGCTGCTTAGTTACTCCACCACAGTCGTGTAAGTAATTGCAAGGAGTTGAAAACTCAACACCTATCGAATCACTATCGTCTGCCATAGCACACACTCTGCCTATTACTCCTGCATACGGAAAATCAGGATAGTCTGATAGTATTGCTGGAAGTATTTTAACCTTATCTCCAACTTTCAACATAAAACCACCTCCTTACAAAATTCATTACCAAACATCAACTTTCTGGCACGAGTGATAAGTAATCTCCGTCGCACCACCAACCATCTGAGTGCGGTGTAAACCCTGTGCAACCATGTAACCGATCATCATCAAAATCAAAACTTACAGCATACCAATTTACACCTCTATCGTCTTGACTCTCGAACTGTATGATGCCTATTTTGTTAATCAAGAACTGACTATCACAACCGTCCTGTTGTGTTATGCTTGGTAATACTTTTACTCTGTCTCCGATTTTAAACATTAAATTACCTTCTCTCAAATATAATTCCAAATACTGATATCAGCTGTTTCGGACGGTTGAATTTTCTTGAGATGTTTAGGAAAACAACGCCAAGTATTGTTGTCTTCATCGTTAACCTCGATTTGTACTGAATTGCTTATCAAATTATTAGAATATACTGCATTAATAACCGCTGTATGTCCAATAAATATCTCAGGTATTCCAACTATAACAGCAGAAGGCAATATTTGAACTTTATCTCCAACCTTTAGCATAAGAAGTTATTCCTCCTGTTCTAATCGTTTAATTATTAAAATACGACAGTAATTTTCAATCGCAATTTCGGTTGTCTTGGTTTCGATTGTTCGCACAATCTGAGATGTAACCTTTACACCAAAATCCCTCAATACATCAATATGTTCATCACGAATATCTTGTATTGTTTTGACACTCTCGTACACTCTTACCACCTCTTTTTAGGCAAAAGAAAAGTGTATGCAAAAATCTATCGCATACACTTAATTGGTTTATATTTACTTTTTGTCACTCTTATAAAAGAGTGATTTTATGGTAGCGGTTTTGTTTTGACTCGCAACCGCTAAACGAGTTTACTTAATCTTTTGGCTTATAAGCAGCAAAATTCAAGCACAACTCTAAATTTCCACTATCATTTACTGAAAATGAGATTAGCGTACTGTTCAACGCAATTTTACAGAACGCCTCAATATCACTCATGCGGAACTCAATCGGCATACCGTCTTTAGAACGAATTATTACAGAGTTGGAATAGTTAGGTGTCAAGTCTAACGAAGCAAGTGAGATATCCTCGTCTTTGCTTGCAAATTTACTTAAGAAAACTATTGCATCTGTGTACGCATCCATCCCTCGTACATCTTCTACAAACTCGTCTGCCGACTTATTTAGATTTTGAGATATTTGTTTACGCAGAACTTCACCCAAACCGTGCATAGACTCTTGTGGTGTATTCTGGTTGCTGCTATCAACCGTGTTGTTACTCAAGAACATTCCCTCTCTTTTTATTAATTGACAAACATCGTTTATCTTGCCGTGATATAATCACGCTTCAGGAATATTCTACCATTTTTTACACGAGTGTTCAAGCGAACATACTTTCTATTCGAGCTTTGCGTACTGCCTTGACTTATGGCAAATCTTAGTCATAAGCAACTCAGACATTTTCTGAGACAGCTTCGGAAATTCAAGCCTTACTCTGCTTGAACCTCTATCGGGACGAGTGGCTTCAAAAGTTACTTCTTTGTCATAAAGAAACTTAGCAGCATATTCATACGCATAATTTTCCACCCATACAACTCCCATCTTTTCACCTCCTTAAAAATCAAAACTTATAGCGATATTTTCGCCATAGCGGTCATAATAAGCCACCTCAATGGCTTTGATTTGTGCATCGTTTAATGTACTCAACTCGTCCCATGAGATGCCGTAGCACTCAAGAAGTTTTTCAAGCTTATCTTTTTGACTCATCGGTATCCCTCCTATGGCGCAATTAAGACTAACAGTTTGCAAAACCAGTACAAGCCAATCAAACTTAGAGCTCCTGCTAAACAATAGCCTACTGTCATTATAGTAAGCTCAAGGTTAGTCAATTTATTATGTTTTTGTGGACGCATTACTAAACCTCCTTAAAAAAGCATACGCTTTGGTGGCGGTTTTGTTTTGACTCGCAACCGCTAAACGAGTGTTCTTAGATATTACTCCTGCTCATCTGTAGTTTCTGTTACTGTGCTTACATCTTTAGATTTATCAGAATCCTGCGTGTTGGTAGCCTTCTGCTTATCTGTAGTTTCTGTATCTTCATCATCAGAATTTTTTGCACCTTCGTATTCAAGTGCAAAACCTCTGCCTTCGATTACACATCTCATCATTGAATAAAAATTTTCTCTAAACTCTCTACCTTGAGCCGCAGAGAGAGAGCCCCACTTTTTGCCACGCTTAGTAAACAGGTTCATAAACTGTTTTACCTGATGACCTGTAACCTTTAACATATTTTTACCTTTTTTATCAGGCATAAACAGAGTTTCGTCAACAATAGACTGTAACAGCTTAGTCATAGATGTCATAGATGTAGGAACAGCAACACCCTCAATATCTTTATCGCCGGCATTTTTCAAAAATTCCACAGTACGAGCTGCCTCGTCAATATAGTAACAATCTCTCAGCTTCTTTAACTGAGCAGCCTGCTCCGCACCGCTCGTTTCTTCAAGTGTCCATTTTAGCGCACAGATGAGCGATAATTTTTCAAGACTCAAAGCCCAGTGGTCACTCAGCTTACCTTCTTCTGATTTTGCTTTACAAAAATCCAGTAAATCAAATTTTTTCTTAGCTTTTTCATCAAGTTTGCATTTTGTGATGATATGGGTTTCCTTTGAACGCTCAGTTTTATGACCAAGCACAGTGTACTGCTCTTTGAGAATAAGCTCCTTTACAGGAAAGTCACAAGCTACAAACTTGTCGTATTCCTGAAGTTTCTTAGTGTGAGCGTAATCCTTCTCAAGCTCATCAAGCTCATAAAAGAGCTTATCACGCTTCATAGCGTCCTTGTCTTTGATTGCAGTGTTGATATCTGCAATTTTTGATACGATAGAATCGTATAACTCAGTTAATGTTTTCATAATGCAATCTCCTTATTTAAAAAAATTTGCTCCGTAGAGCATATATTAAAGGGCACTCAGAATAATCACTGAGTGCCCTCGATATATACACTCATATTGAGTAATAATCAAGTTAATTTTCACATTTCCTCAAGCCAAGTTTAGGTTTGTGTAAACCTGCGAACGCTCTAACAGTGACGCCGCCGCCAAGAATTACTCAATCGAGTTTAGGGTATTCTACACCTACTATTTCTTATGCAAATAGTTACAGAATAATTTATTTGGTATTACTCACACCCTTGTATGTTTTTTGCTTTGTCATACCAAAGGTTCGCTCGCTCATAGCTACACTTATCTTTGCGATGTTTTAAACTCTCGTGGAGAACCTCAAACGCTCAAAGGCACAAAATAAGCGTACCCCTCGTAGAGAAGTACGCTTTGCTATGTGCTATTAAGTTTGCTCAAATAAGTAAATTCTTTGATAGAGCTAATGGAATAGAACTGTTTATGGTACAATCCTTTAGAAACCGCCGAGGGTGTCCGTTCCTCTCTGACTGTTCTGTCGCCGAGGGTGTCCGTTCCTCTCTGACTGTTCTGTCGCCGAGGGTGTCCGTTCCTCTCTGACTGTT